TGGTAAAAATATCTCCACCGCATATTATGCGATTGGTTTTGAAATCTTTACACACCTGGATAATCTGACAAAAAATGTCTTTTACCAAATCTCCGTTAGATTTATCCAGGTGTATATCATTAACTAATACAGCTATCGCTTTTTTCATTGCTTAATTTATAAATTCAACTTACAAACTAAATAACCTTGTTAATCAACGAAAACCAAGCGAAATGTTTTCTTTTCTTCAAGTAAATCAGATTATCTTGATTATTAAACGCTTCACGCTCAAAGGAAATTGCTCTATAAGCTGATTTACTATTCCGATATACGAATACCAGTTTAATTAAAAACTCAACGCAGTACCAAATGTAAAATGGTAATACAAGCATTTCTAACATCTGTCTGGTATGTATCATTTCGTGATTCATATCATAAGAGTTCATATCGCATTCCTTTCTTACAAAAAGAATACCAAAGAGATTAATGCACTTAAACCCCCGTATTGGTAATATGCTATTTCGTATTATCATAATCAATCCTCATCTTCATTATCCTCTACAGCATCAAGATATGATTTCTTCAAAGCGATTAAATCTTTTTGCATTGAAGATTTAATCTTAGCGTGAAGAACTTTTAATAACTTATTATGCGAATAATATAGTTTGAAAAATTCTCTTGGCGAACTCCAAGCGAGTTTACCATTCATAAAAGAAACTTTCTTAGCACCCTCTTTCTTTAGTATTCCCGTCTCCAAAGCGTAATCTATATCATCCTGAGATAGTATAATACCATAACCAAGCAATATCCTTATATCGGTTTTCTTTCTGCTTCCAAAATCATTCTTTACAACCTTAACTTCAGTTATTTGAGCTACTTCTTCATCGTCTATCTTCTCGTGACCCTTTAATTTCATGGATAATCTTAGACATGGGATAAGTTCTATCCACTCACCGCCAGTCGATTTTCTGATAGTTGGGCCAATACCTCCGATGCTATCATATTGATGATTAAGCATAACAAAGTGTATAGTTCTGGTATACATTTCAGACATTATAAACTTCGCAAACATTTTAGCCGACTTTGCAAATGCTCCGACCTTTTCGTGTTTTAAGTCGCTTATATCATCACCACGGTCAAACTTCTTTGAAAGCGTTTCTGTATTCTCTTCCATTGTATCAAGTTCTGATTTAGAGAGCGTTGCGCCAACGCTATCCCAAAGAAAAAAGAATTTCGGTTTACCAAGTTTTCTCTCTTGAAACAACTCATCTACATCATCAAGCAACTTCTTGACCATCATGAACATTTTCTCTACATAGCGTATCTTGATAATAATAATCTTATTAACATCAATACCAAGCTGAAGAGCATAATCTTTATTATCACGATTTTCACTTGAAAGAATTACTGCTATTCCATTGTCGGGGTTATTCTTTAGAAAATCTTTTATCGCCATTAAGCCTAAAGTGGTTTTACCACTACGGCTCTTGCCTGCTATTTCTATAATACCAGTTGGTAATCCGAATGTTCTCAAATTATAATCCAAGGTCGGTGAACCCGTATGACACCAAGATTTTATTTCACTAAATCCGTCTTTATCTGAAAACCTAATAACGTCTTCATTATTGAATTTCTTAACAATGCTATCTATAATGCTATTTCCCATAATCTTTATGTTTGAACAAATAAGCCAGTATCAATCCTAACTTAATAAGACGACACTGGCTTACAATAATAATCGTATAAATTATTTCTTCAATCTTTTACGAATTTCGTCAAGCGTAACCTTTGATTTAGGTTCTTCCTCTTCATCAGAGTCATCATCAGTTTCCTCTGCTTCTTCCTCTTCATCATCAGAAGATTTCTCAGCCGCCCTGATAGCTTCACGAATGTCGTCATCTTCCATAGACTTCTTCACTGTAACGTCAAGTTCATTATCCTTGATATACTTTTTCAGTTCTTTTCTGTCCATGTCGTCAAACTTATCGCCATCGCTTTCCTCTGCTTCTTCCTCTTCATCGTCAGATGCGGTTTCTTCTTCAGTTTCCTCGTCAGACTCATCATCGTCTTCTACCTTTTTGACAACTTTCTTTTTCTTAGGCTCTTCATCATCCTCATCGCCATCGTATTGAGCCTTAACTTCTTCAACTTTTTCCAACCAATCATCGTCATCAAAAAGTCCGATTTCATTTTCTTCGTCAAAGGTCTGTAAGCCTGATAATGCTCTCTCAAAGTCTTTCATTCCGTAATGTGAAAGAACTTCGTTCAAAGGCTTTAAGGATGCGAAATATTCAAGTTCCTCGTCTGTCAATGGACGTGCTTTAGGTTTCTTACCGAAATCAACCTCATAATAGTTCTCGCCCTTTTTGCGGTTTGGATTTTTACGATATGTTACGCATACCATCAACCCCTCATCTGGGTCTGTAAACGGGTCTGTCTCAATCACATCATCCTCATCCTCGCTGAAAGTAAGTTTATTGAGGCCATCACGAACCATCTTCTTAAACTCCCATAATTTAGCCTTTAGCTCATTGTCGCCATCGACCTTATCAGCGTAACAAAGCCAAGTGTAAGACGGATTGAGTGAATTCGACTTCATACCAGTACCTACCAAAGCCTCAATCTTTTCCTCATCTTTGGCGCACTTTTTCTTAGCCATCTTAACATATTCCTGAACGATGTCTAACTTAGTTCCTCCATGGATAATTGAATCAAGAACTTGTCCGCGATGCATTTGACCGTCATTACCCTCAAAATTCATCCAATAAGACTTCTTGCGAATGTAGAATGAAGTCAATCCTGGATGAGCAGGGAAAATTCTAATCTTGACAGTTTTACCATCCTCCAAATTCAAATACTCGTTTGAACTTACACCTACCATGCGGTCGTCTTCGTCTGCTTCTTTCTTCAAGTTCTTAATTGAAGATGCCTTGAATTGCGAACGCAATGTTTTTTCTTTTGACATAATTTTTAATTGTTAAATTATTACTTTATTCTATTGTTCTCCTTACTTTCTTTATAACTATGTTATTGATTTTACCCTGCAACATTTCATCTGGTATTTCTCCGTTTTGAACTGTCAATGATAACTTCGATAGCTTTTCTGATTTATCTTTAGCTGCCCAGAATGCTGAATTAACATAATCTCTCACTTTCTGAACTTCTATGAGTTTGCGTCTCATAGCTTGATAACCCTTATCTTGAATAACGGCAGAGTTCAAAGCATCGATAGTTGGATTTTTGCCTCCGTTTTCCTCCTGTAACTTTATTCTCAACCTCTCCTTTGCCTTACTTTCGTAAACATCAACGCTCAATTTGACTTCTGAAACTTGGCTTTCAGCATCTGCTAAAAGTAATCCAAATTTATTCACTATGATTGGGAAAGTTACTATCTCTCCAATTAGATTTGAATAATCAATCTTCAAAAGATTATCTAAATCTACGCCATCGTCAAAGTCGTCGAAAACGAGTTTATAGGTGTTTTCTCCTATTGAAATTATTTTCTTACTCATACCCTTGGTTCAGTTTGATCAAGTTCTCCACTTTTAATTCTACGAACTACATCGAATAGAGCGTAATGACACATCTTGAATAAATCTACCAAAAGATTGCTCTTCTTACTTCCTTGTGTTATGTAACGCTGAAGATAGCGTGCGATTTGATACTGATTAATAGGCTTACCATCATCACCATACAACATAGCCTTAGTATCTATCCCACTATCTATGCCTTTAGCATATTTATCTAAATACGTCCCATTCACATGCCCTATAAGCATAGTAATAGCACGAGCCATATCAGGCTCTTTAGAATTAATATTATCCAGCTGCTCTGCCGCTTCTTTTATTAAAAGCGAATTTGGTTTATTACTTTCCATAATTAATTAATTTATCTAAAACTTCACAATCTACCAAGCTAAATTTTTTAATAAGAACATCCTTAACATTTTCAGCAGATTTTCGTATTTCTATAAGGCAATAATAATTTACATCCGTAAAGTATTTATTACCTAAAGATAATTCACGTTCAACGTAAAACTGCAAGGCAAGCCAATCGCATAGTTTACAGAATGTATGAACGATAGGGTCTGGAAATGATATTTGTTTTCTCAACATAAACGCTGAATCATCCTCTCCTGCAAATTCCTCTTTTACTAAATGCTTAGTTAAATGATTTAGGCTCTCACGTATTTCATCGCCATTGAAAGAATTATACTTTGTCTTATGAGACATATCTCTAAGAATCAAAGCCTCATCCCAATCATGAAACATTGCGTGAGTGACGCAATCTAACTTAAACTTTAGAATTTCGTTACAAGAGTTACGAGCGAATAAATCTTCAAGCAATATACGAGCAAATACTGTTACCTTGTAAGAATGTTGTGATACGCTTTCCTTTTTGAATACATCTACTTCTTGCCATTGCTTGATATTATCAAGTCGCTTTAGATACTCACCATTAAAAATTTTTTCTAACATAATTTTTATACGATTTTAATTACAATTCTATTTATGTTCAGCGTTTCCGTATTTCTTTTCAAATACATTTTTCTTCATATTCCGTTGACTTATTAAGTATAACTTTGTACTATCGCAGCTGTACAATGTTTTTACACCCTTGAACTTATCCTTTTTAACAATTCCGCTAACAGCTATGATACCATTTTTATAGTCTTCTATTTCATTACGATAGCGTTCATAAGCATCTGGCCACATAGTAATATTTATAATCGTATTATTACAATCTATCTGCAAATTTCCCATAACACCGCTCTTAATCGCTCTCTCACGATAATAGATTAACTTACCAGCAACCGATACTGATTCACCCTCTCGTGTTCCTAAAAACTCCACATCATTCACTAACATTTTAGCAAATCGTTTGTTAGGTATCGAATCACGAACAAGCGTATCATAATCTATTTCGCCAAACCCAGTAAGTCGTTTCTGCTCCATGATCCAGAAAGCATTGGTAAAACTATCAGCAGTCTTATACTCTTCAGGTAAATCATCATCCCCTTTGATATCTACCAAAAATTTTCTTAGTAATTCCTTTCTATCTCTTGGCTCACTTAAATCCTCTATTAAATCAAATGCTCCTGATATTATAAGGTTCTTTATATTGCTCTTATTTACCTTACTTGGTACTCGCTTTACAAATTCTTCTAAATCAAAAAATTCACCATCCTTATCTCTCGTTTCAACAATATTATGTACCGCTACATCGCCGCACCCCTTAATCTTATTCAAATTATAGAATATACGATTATTTTCAGGGTCACAAGTAAACTTTTCTCCAGAATAGTTTACATCAGGCGGACGGACTTCTATTTCAACACCCGTCTTTTTCATTTCCGCTAATCTATATGGTATCTCGCTTTCAGCTGCTTCCTGTAAAGATATTGTCCAAAATTCTAATGGATAATTTACCTTGAACCACATACTATAATAACTAATAACAGAATAAGCGGCGGCATGTGATTTATTAAAAGAATAACTACTAAAAGCATTCATCTTATCCCAAATCTTATGAGCTTCTTTTTCAGGACATCCGTTTTTAATAGCACCTGCTATAAATCTATCTCCAAGTTCATTAAGTTCCTTATGTTTTTTCTTCTTGATATACTTACGAGCATTTTCAGCCTCAATGAGGCTTAAACCGCCAAGTTGATGTATGATTGACATCATTTGCTCCTGATATACCAGTAATGAATAAGTTTCCTCTGTAATATTCTTTATACCATAATCATACTTAGGTTTTTTCTTACCATTCTTGATATCAGCAAAATCTTGATGAGCATTACTTTCCATTGGTCCAGGACGAAACAACGCCGTCATAGCTATAAGGTCTGAAAGTTGTGTCGGTTTTACTTGTCTACAATAACCCATAAGTCCTGTAGTGCCGAACTGAAATACATCTTCACACCACCCTCTACGAAAATACTTAAATACTTCAACGTCATCGAACTTGATATCATTCAAAATTATGTCCTTGCCGTAATTCTTCTTTATCAAGTTTATTATTCCATGGAATTTATCAAGTTGCGAAAGTCCTAAAATATCTTCTTTTAAGAACAATCCTGCTTCAGTGTACTTTCCCTCCCATTCACTCACTAATACTCCATCAATCTTCTTTACAGGCATAAGATTAAATAAATCAGTTTTCTCGCCGTCTTGATTATGTTTGGGAACTATAATATAAGCTGATGGGTGAATACTCTCTGCCTTTGGTACCATCATAGCATACTTAGTCATATGCACTATATCAGGATTGTCCTGTACGAACTTATATAGCAACTTAGACTTTGAAGCATATTCGATTAAATCTCCCCAAGTGTACTCTATCTGATCATCTATGTCTTTAGTTATCTTATTGGTCAAGTCGAATGGTATACCTTTAATTTTAGCAAAGTCCTTTATGCAAGTCTTCAACTTCATCTTCGTATAACTACCTACAGAACAGCTGTAGTTTTTACCGTACTTTTTGGAAATGTATTCCTTTACCTTATCACGACCGAATGTGGCGAAATCTGTATCTATATCTGGCATATCAGTAAAGAATTTTCTTACTTTTAATGACTTAACTTTCATGATTGATTTTTTCTTTTAGTTACACCTCTTCTCTATCCATTAGGTATGATTGCATTTTTATCTAAAACCTTATTATAAATTCCATTAGTAATAAAAATCTTACCTAAGGATGTAATTTATTTTACAATAGCCTTAATATCTATATCAATATTATTCCAATCAACGTCCTCGCTTGCCTCTATCTCCTTACCGCCCACTAATGGTATTCTATCTCCATCGTGAAATTCTAATTCACTACCATCATCCATTATAAGATGAAAAGCGTGATGCGCTTCAACACGGCTTTTGTTCAAAAATCTCTCAAAATACAGATTGTAAGGAATAGGGTCTATTTGAGTAATTCCTATGCAATATGCTACTAAACTACCGCATACTGAACCACGACCTGGGCCAACCATTATATCCTCTTTCTCACACCAATTCACTATATCCCAAAGAATGAGAAAATAAGAACATAGGTCATTAGGGACTATCAACTCGCATTCGGTTTCAATCCTTTTATAGTATTCATCTATATTCTCAACCTTACCTACAAGCCTTTTCTGTATTCCATCTTGTAGCACTTCAAAGAACTTATCTTCAACATTATCTACCTCAAAAGCAGGTATCTTTCGTTCTGAAACGTTGAGCGTAAAATCTATACTATCTGATATTTTCACGCTATTATTTATTCCATCTACGATAACTTGGAACAGCGGTTCAACTTCATCTAACCAATCTGAATAACTATTCAACGTGTCATTTACTGACTTGAAATACTGGTCTTTTGCCTCTGGTAGAGATTTTCCATTCACCTTGTTCAAAAGTCCTTTTATTCCCAATTCTTCTTCGTCAAGATAATAGCTATCATTAATCAATATAGGCTTTACAATTTTCCTATATTTCATGATATATTGGTCTATCTGATTAAGATGTTTCTTGAATAAAGTCTTAGATTGATATTCCAGCGTATCTATCTGATAATAGATTTCATTGAAAATCTTTTCATGTGCTTTCAAAACCGCCTTAGCATCTTCATATTCCTCTCTATCTATAAGATAGTTGAAATAACTCTCTCGTGGTATTACTGCTATAAGTCCTGATGAATGCGACGAAAGTTCATCGAATGGTACAAACTTATCATAATCTACATTTATCATTTTAGATATGAATAATAGATTTCTCCAACCGTCCTGATTTTTAACATAAAGTTTCAAATCGAATGTTTCTTGAATATCCTTATCTTTATCATAATTATATGCAATGGTTATTGTTTCCCCAAATATTGGCTTGAGCTTAAATTTACCGCAAGCATCGTTGAACGACATGACATCAGCAAGGGTATTTTTATTGCACACGCCAAGCATATTAAACCCTAAAAACTTAGCCTTTCTTGCCCATAATGAGCAACTGCCGCTACCATTCATAAGTTCATACTCATCGTGCGTACCAAGAGGTACATATGGTAACACAGGCTCTTCAGAGCATTTTCCTATGTACTTAAAATCATTAAATTCTGGCTTGTAGATAATTTCATTATATTTATTCCTGTCTTTTTTCAGACCTGAATAATAAAACTTCTTTCCAAATTCAAAAAGAATGTATTGAAACTCCGCCTTATCTAACGCATCAAACTCTTCGTCTGATAGTATAAATCCAAAATCTTCGTCTATTATATTACCATCGAAAGTGTGGATATACAATAACTCCCCAAACTCTTCAACCTTAACTACATCTAACCCACTATTGTTAGTGTAGTTAGATGCGGTTAATTTATTATCTTCTATCCACTTTTTAAGACTTTCATCCATATTAAAGCGTTCCTAAAATACTATTATTCGTTACATATCCATCTATTTTGCGAGCAAAGAAATTCTTAGCCATGATCATAACGTCCCAATCATCGCCTACAAACGACTTATCAGTAACGTTATCTATCTTATACATAGCATTTTCAGCATGCTTACTCTTTAATTCCTTGCTAATGACTAACGCTGCCTTGTATTCCAAATAAATCTTTAGATACTGGTAAGCGTGATACAAATACTTAGAAAAACCCTCTAACGCTTGGATTTCGTTTTCGTTATCCCCGTTACCGCTATGAATAGACATTAAGTTAGATATAATCAAGTTCAAATAATAATCAATCTCTCTTAATCTATTAGACTCAACTTCATGAGAGAAATTAAAATCTATCTTACGCTCACTGGCTACGTTATATAAGTCTCTGCCTATACCGCTATTCTCTAATGATTGCAACATTTCATCTGCGATATTATTCCACTCATAAATATGAAGACTTTGCGAATTATGAGTTTGAGTTCCCAACTCTATACCTAAACAAGCGGCAATCATTTCAGTCAAAAAGCTGAATTGGAAAATATTAGTTGGTAAACCCCAATGCAAGTCGTTACTACGATTTTGAATGGTAGTTATCAGTTTACCATTTCTGATTTTTAACATTACCATATCATTACATGGAATATCCTTAGTTTTTGCGCCAAGGTCTAAATCAGCATTCCATATAGATAGTACAACCTGACGCGTATTATGGTTTTGAGCAAAAATTTTAATAGCATCCGCTACCTGATCATAGCCTTGAGCCGCATGCAAATTCTCTTCCAAGAACTTATCTTCAGATGCAATACCCCAATGACGTAAACGAAAACCATATGGCGCATGAAAAACCCTGCCATCATCGCTGAAAGCTGCCATGTTCTTATTAAACATAGTAAGAAAATCAACATCCTTTCTACCTACAAAAATCCACATTGCTTCAGCAAGTAAGAAAAATACATTCATGTTTCTGTTATATCCTCCGCAAATTCTACGATATGGATTATCAATCATGGTCTTTACATTGAGCATTTCCTTAACTCTGCCGTCACGGCTATCACTCCAAGGCACTTTATCCATTATATACTTATTCACCAATAGGTATGCCTCTGAAAAATTTTCGTTCCGAATAACTCCCAAAGCTGGAACGAAACACTTCTTAAAATCTAAATTATTCTCCATAAAATAATATTATTGTTTATATATTATATAACGATGATAATAAACGAAAAATAGGGGTCTTTCAACCCCTATTATTTATTACCGCCAAAGTTTAAGCTTTCTACTTCTTAGCCTTTTTCTTAGCATCAGCTTTCCTTTCCTTGGGCTGCTCTTTCTTCTCTGACTTCTTCAAACTCTCTTCCATCTTTTTACGATTTTCGCCGAGTTTCTTATCAGCCTTGCTAACCAATCCTGTAATGTCCTCGTAAACATCCTTGATAGTTTCAATAGCATCCTCTACAGTAATGTTTTTGATGAATGGAGTTCCATTCCAGCAGTTCTCAAACTCAATACCCTTATTGTTGAGAATATCCTCCTTATTGTTAAGGATTGAGAAATACAAGTTGCAGGTAATAACGTCCTTACCGCCAACCTCTTTAGAAGTGAAATTTTCAAGCAGTACAAGCGAACGATTTGCGTTTGTTCCCTTATTCTTGATATTTACACCGCAGTTACTTACCCAGCAGTAATTGTACTTATCAGTTGGGAAAAGTTCGTGAAACACCTTGAACACCTTTCTGTCCTCGGCATTCGCTTTAGGGTTAATCTTAACACCACGCGTTGAATTCTGCTTCTTTGCAGCAGGTTTCTTCTCCGCTTTCTCAGCCTCTACTTTTGTCTTCTTAGAAGTCTTCTTAGGTTTTTCTTCTTCCTCTTCAGGCTCCTCATCGTCTTCTTCGTCAGAGTCATCATCGGCGGTTTCTTCTGGTGCTTCGTCCTCTTCGTCGTCCTCTTCTTCATCCTCTGCTTCGTCAGCAAGGTCTTCTGCCTCCTGCTCTGCTTCGTTTACAACTTCATCTTCATCACCGAAACTTTCTGCCATTTCGATAAGGCTGTCTGTATCTTCCTCTTCCATACCCTCAATACCCTGCTTCTCAAGGAATGCGAGTAACTTCTTGCGTGCTTCATCTTCTGTTTTAGCACTGATACCTACAGTCTTCATACGCTTGACCATCTGGTCGGACAATTTCTTTGCCATAATAATTTACAATTAAAAATTTAACAATATATTCAAAATTAATCAATCTTCATCTAAGCTATAAGTAACATATGTTTGATTGCTCCTTAGCAAGTCATTTCCATACTTAGCTATTATGCGGTTGCGCTGCATTTCTATTATATCAGCAGGGCCAAATGGAGTATCACCGCTATCTATGATTTCCTTTCGTTTTTTCTTTTCTTGCTTGTTGCTAAAATAAACTCTGTTGAGAAAATTCATTTTGTAACCTCGCAAGAATAAAGAAAATATTGAACGTTCCTTTCCGTGTAAACCCTCCAATAAATCTACCCCATTAACAATGAACCTATTTTCATTGGAATTTATTTCAGTTTCAGAACTTACACCGAAGTCATAATTAACATCGTCCATTCTTAGCTTATGATTTTCACGACTGATATATTTCATGAAATCACGAGCCTTATTTGAACAAGCTGCTTCTAAATAATACTTAATAGGTACTGGTTTAGCAGCTTCACCTCTTCTGTATTTAAGATACCTACGACCATAAGCCTTTATGGATGTAAAAATCTTTATCTTAAATTCTTGAATCAAATCTTCATACTCGTAAGATAATTCCTCGTAAGAATAAATCTTAGCCGCATGCTTTTTTGCTAAATACTCGTACTTTTCATACAAGAGTTCTGAAGTTTTCTTATTAGCATTCATCTTCATTATACTTTTGTGCATAAAATAACACTCAATCGTTTCGAGTAATACTCTGGAGTATCGTATAAAAGTACGCCAGAGATAAGTCTTCCTATATTTCTATTTCCTCAAATTTACCATCAACTAACTTGTAGAACGTGTCAGCCTTGATACGCTCGCCATCTACTTGCTCGGTCTTTACAAAGACGGGTTTCCATTTACAGTCTGTATGGTCTTTCTTCCATTGAGTAAGTGTTATCCAACTTCCGATATTAGCTTTCACCTTAGTATTGCTTCCAGTAGCGGTAATAACAGCGTTTTCACCTGTACTTTCAATCTTATCAGCGTAACCATTTGAACTAATCTTAGCATCATCGCCGTTTGAAACGATTTTAGAATAATCTCCATTTAAGATAATCTTTGCCGAACTACCATTTGAAACGATTTTAGAATAATCTCCGCTTAAGTCGATTTTAACATAATCGCCATTTGAGTTAATATCGGCGTAAAAACCATTTAAACTAATCTTAGATGAGTAACCGTTCGACGTAATCTTAACAGAACTGCCATTTGAGCTAATATCGGTAAAATTACCATTCGATATAATCTTAACATAGTTACCATCTGAACTAATTTGAGCAGAATTATCATTTGAGATAATCTGATCACATTCCTCGTTTAGAACAATCTTAGCAGAATTACCGCTATTATTATTTAACTCAACATCATTTGCAGGTGTAAAATTTTTTGCGTTCATAATCGTTATATTTTACATTTTTAATTTACTGATACTAAGGTACGGACTTTTTACGAAACGGCAAAATAATTTTACAAAAAAGTTTGGAAATTTTAATTATATTAACTTTAATGGTAGTTTTACTTGGTATTTCAGCATTAAACGATACGAATTATATCGTTTTTGGAAGTTTCTACTAACTCCACAGAAATGATGTTTTCTATAGTTACCTTATCATCATTTTTCTTTCTTAAGTAAAAAATTTCACCCATATACGAAAATTCGCTACCTATAAAATAATAATTTTCCAAATCAGTTTCCGTTAATTCAAATTTAGGCTTATTATTCTTATCAAACAATTCATCGTAAAATTTACGATATTTGCATTTATCATTCAGAATACTCTTCAGACTATTACGCAAGGAAATGGTTTCAATTTTCTCTTTCTTAAATTCAACTACTTTCTTCCAATATGCCTTATCCTTGGAATTTATATATATTTTACTACGAAAAATATCAATCAGATACTCTCTTTGTATCTGAATGAAATACTCCGCAACAGATAAATTTCTATTACTCATAATCTATTATGTTTTACAAATAATATCTGATTGAAATGAAAAATTCCATAACTATATAATAAGGTAGGAAATTACTATACCTATTTCTTTATCTTACCAACCATATCAAATAAAAATTCGTTGATAGGTTTAGGATTGGAAAAAATTTCAATAATCTCTTTTTCGTTACAATCCCCTAAATCCTTTTCCCTTGTCGCTATACATACAAATACGTTAAAATAATATTTCAACTCATTACCAACTTTCTTTATTTGCTTTATGGCATCAAAGTCCCAAGATATTATTACATTTTTAACATGCTTATCTATAAGTTTATCTATCTGATATTTTGATATTTTCTTACCAAATGTACTAACGCAACGAACTCCATTTTCATCAAAAAGTCTTAAATATCTATCGCAGGAAAACTTATCAAATACACCCTCTGTAATTATTACAGTCTTAGTTTCATCTTTGATGACATCATCATATCCATATAACAATCTGGCAAAGTCTGTACCTATACTATTATTATATCTTAGCTTACCATCAGGAACTTTCTTACCAGCATATCTTCCCAAATATCCTCTTATTTTATCGTCATCGTATATTGGCACTAAAATGTAATTCTTAAATTTCTCACTTAGATTGCAAATACCAATCTTATATCTCTTGATAATTTCCTTAGTAACCCCACGCTCCATTAGATACTTATTATTCAAATCAACTCTATATCCATAAGGCATATGCTTTACGGGCAATTCTTCAAGTTCCTCTGTTTCGTCTTCTGTATCTGAAAGTTGTCTTATACTTTTAATCTTATCTGTAAACTCAACGCTTTTATCCCCTATCAGATAAGTTTTATCAAGATATACTAAAAGCTTATAGATATTTCCTGTATTTCCGCATTTCTTACAATCCCAAAGCTGCGTCCTTTTATCTATATACATATGCAAAGCCTTTCCGCAATAGGGACAATTGCAGATATACTGACCAGTGCGAGTTTCTTTTTCAACTCTTATGATTTCTCTTAAGTCTGAATCAGATATTGTTAAGTTTTTCATTTTATCCTCTTTCCGCAACGTTAACAATAAATACGAGTATGTCGCGTCTTAAAAGTCTTTCCGCCAACATTTCTTCGCTTTCCTCCCTTACGATTAATTCTTACAACCATTTTATTAACGTAATTAAATCTAACCTCTTTATGTCCTAATATAAGACATAAAAATATTTTAATCATCTTCCTCATCCCAAGTATCAGCCATTTCAAGCGTTCTTTTTCTATCATAAAACCTACTACGAGCGAAGTTGTTGCAAATGTGTATAACCTGATCCCCCTGATGCTCTCTCGCCTTATCAACATAAATACGCATAAACCCCTCCTTGCGCTCATCTATCGTATTATTCAGTGTGAATAGGTAGTCGAATGGTCTTGTCTTACCTCTATCTTCATTAAGATTGGAACGAGTAATAACGAATTCAGGGTCATTTCGTTCTTCTGGAGAAATATCGTTAGCCTGCGTTGCCGTATGAACCACGGCATTAAACTCCATTGCTAATGTTTTCATACCCTTAGCTAATTTTTGTTGACGATGACGTTCATCACCTGGAGAATAACGAATACCATCACCTACCTCCAACAACTCTAAATAGTCTATAATTATGCATCCAATCTTCCCATATTTTCGCTCGATTTCCTTACAGTGGTTACGAATATCTAATAAAGACATTCCTCCCCATTCTTCACAAGAAAATACGAATATATCATGTTTCTGAAGTTTCTTCAAAACCATTTGAGCCACCTTAAGATTTTTTGGAGCAATATCACCTATCTTCATATCAGAATAAAGCGTACCTGTCCAAGCAGCGTCATAACGATTAAGACATTGTTCTCTCGTACCCTCCAATTGGAAATGTACTGTAAGTTCTTCTTGTCTTGCCGATGCTATTCCAAGATGTACTAAACATTGAGATTTACCAGCACCTGAAGCGCCTAACCAAAGTACTGCTTCACCTGTTTCACAACCTCCATTAGCACCTCCAAGAGAATAATCTAATTCATCTATTCTGGTTGCTATAATTCTACGATATTGATTTTCTTCGCTCTTTCTCTTAACTTGACGGTCATTGAAATCATAAAATACTCTTTCAGCTGAACCATCCAATATGGAAAATTTTTCCATGTCTTTAGCTAATCGAATGAAAAGCTGATACGCTCCATTCTTATCACCACGATTGTAAGTTTCAGCAAGTTTATCATTTGAATCAAGAAACATCATCTGTTTCAGGAACTCCTGAAATGTTACAATAATGGAGTTATTTGCTTCACGAGTATCTTCAACTTCAACTTCGTTTATTTCCTCTATAACATCCAGTACCTTATCGCTGTTGATAAACTTCTGCTGAAGCTGTCCTATGGTTGCTATACGACCAGTGCGGTCATAATTCTTGGCTATGAATTGCCATAGTTTCTTTTCTGCTTCTTCTTGAAGATATGAATACTTTAGATATGCCTTAACAATTTCAAAAGTATTTTTATTGCTTAAGGCATATGCTATAAGTTCTGTTGTAAAATTCTTTGCTAATTTATCTGATATCATTTACTTGTAACCCCTTTTACGATAAACATTTGGATATTGTTTTCTTTCTATCTCTTTACATTCCATTTTGAAATCACAAATGGAACAATATTTTGACCGATGGAAATACAGACTTGTATTTGCTATACACCATGCTAATCCACGTGGTGTATTTAGATACATTTTCCTCGCTTTTTCCTCTGAAATGATAACGCTGTTTACGATTTGCGATAACTTACTTTTCTTCTTATAAGAAATTTCATAATCATGTTTTAATTCCTTACGTACTATATATGCGCGATACTCTGGGTTAGTATTTTCCCATTCCGCTACGGCTCTCTTAGAAAAGATGTTAAGTAACTTACAGCTTTCCGCCTTTACATCACGCTCACCCTGCAAGTACCAACGATTTATTGCAAACTCAATATAAAGCCTAACATAATCTTCACCTAATATAGAATTTTGATAACGATGTATAAAATAATCCCATGCCTCTAAATCTCTATTGCTACATTTGTAACTAAACTTACGATTTCTTAATTGAGAAATAATACTGACGAATGTATCTACAGCAAAATGATACAGCCGCCGACTATTTATTTTTTTAATCTGAACCATCGTTCCATCCAATCTTTTAATAATTTCATTGCGTCTGGCGATGATGAATCAATAATTCCAACATTTTCTTCTCCCACCAACTTGACATATGTATTAAGTCTGGTTTCAGAATGTTCAGAAAAATAAGCGTCATATATATCAATAAAATCTATAATTAATGAGCGGTCTTTATTCTTCGTTGATGCTATTACACGTCCCTTTTTCTGAACAGTGTTAGCATCCTCAACGCCATCGTCTACGTTAACTAAAACTTGAGCTTCAGGTAGCGTAATTCCTTTTTTGAAAATATTAGATGCTAAAAGTATTCCGCCATCCTTTTTCAAAAAAGCATTTTTCTCCATTTCTCTCTTATCGCTCTTATCCTTACCGCTAATGAACGGCAACGCAGTTAGTTCAGATATTTTTGAACCATGCTCTATGCTCTGAAATAGGATAAGTGTTTTAAGTTTTAACTCTGTCAGCAAATCTATTATCTTCAGCAACACTCCGTTACGATAATCAGAATAGAAAATCAACATATTCCTCAAATCAACATATTCCTCTGAACTTATATTGTAATCTATGTCATTGTGGTCTATTACTATCTCAAAAACTTTGTATTGAGATAATACTCCACGTTCCCTTAATTCCTCTTCTGAAATAGAATAAATTATATCGCCACTCCAAGATTTAAGGTTTAAGTTTTGAACTAATGTATTCGCCTTATATGGAGTTGCCGAAAGCAATAAAAGATAATCTATTTTCTTACACTTACGATAGATTTTGAACTTAGATGAAGAAAAATTATCATGTATCTCATCTACCGACAAGAATTTTAATGACTGTAGGAACGCTTGTAATCTCTTTTTCTTATCCTTATCCGTACAACGCTGAGAAAGTGTTGCCTGTATGGTCTGAAGCATTGCTACTGTCACTCTCTTATCTGTATCTACTTTCCCTGAACGAATTTCGCCTACTTCTATACCTCCATAACGAACGAAAAACTCTTTAATATCTCCAACGGCCTGTTTGAAAAGCGTTGTATTATCAACGCAAAAGAGAAAATTTCCGCTATCCGTATTTAAGAAAATTCTCAATATCTCTGACATTATAAAAGTCTTTCCTCCACGTGTTGGAACCTTTATGATACCAAATCTACGTTTATAAAATGCTTCTACTGCCTTGCGCTGATGAATATATTTACCACTCATTCTATCATCTATCTTAACTCCAGACGGCAACTTATATTCATAATCAAAAACCGAATAGGATACATCGCGGTCTTTAAGATATTCTGTAAGATGTCGTAACATACCTATCTGGAATGTTAATCTCCGCTTATCAAACTTTTGGATACGTCTACTATAAGCAAAAATGTCAGGATTGGTAAAAGTCAATGCTTTACATACGTGCCGCTTACCATCCTGCGATGACTCTCTAAATGAGTATTCAAAATTACTAATTCGTCTTATCGTTACATCTTTTTTCATACGTATAAAGAATAACGCTGCGTCTATTTTCTACGAAAAATGTTCGTGACGCTATCTAAACCAAGTAATGCAGCAGAAACATAAAGCAAGTCATATGATAGTTGCGGAGCCTGAACTTTCGATGTCGTGCAATATATAGTAATTCCTATAACAATCATCCAGCCTATAAAACCGCAAAAACGCTTGCTACTTATATCTCCCCGAGAATTGAAAAGGTTTTTTATGAAGTTTATTATTCTTTCACCCATAATGATACTATTATATATGAAAATCCTCACGAAAATCATATAATATTGACTAACGTGAGGATTAAAATGTAAATATAACTACCTCTATGAGTTTCTTTATAAACTTTGTAAGCTAAATTCTACGCTTATAATCTTCTATGAGTTTCTGAATTTCTTTAGCATCTTTATAGCGTTCATCATCAATATAGTTCTTTCGAACAAGGTAGAGTACATTTATATAAAGTCCGATTATGTTCTTATCATTCATAGCAGAATAATTGCCCACTTCATCTATCTTAGACTCAATCCTGTGTATCGAACGATTAAATATGAACAATAGCGTTGATACTATTATCGCGTTTATCAAGATAACTACTGATACTAACCAAATCATATTCCTTTTACTCTTATCTATATTAATTTCTTTGAAATACTACATCCCTTCAATCACATCTATTCAGATATCGTCGTAACAACGCCAACCCTGTTCTTCTCCTCTATAAAATACTGATAAAATACGTTGTAATCACTGTATAAACCATAATTATCAGAAGTGTTCTTGAATTTCCAAGCTAACGTACTCGTAACGTGTTTCGCAATAGATAAGACCCTCGCTTCATCGTCTATCTCTACCCACTTAAAATTCAATCTAATTTCATCCTCCATCGCTTCAAGACGAAAGTCATGCGCAAGGGTGTACTTTGCCATTACTTCCTTTATCTTAATTGTAAGTTGCGATAAAATTCTTCAACATCGATATCATCGCCTAACACCGCAGAATCAGAATGAGGTGTCATAAACCTCGTATGATTATACCCCTCTGGATTGGAGAAATGCATCGCCTTATCTTTTTCATACCACTGCGTATGATAACTAAATATCCAAGGAAAAATTTCATTGTAAATCTCCTGTAAAGTGTGAGTCTTTGCAAACTCAATTATTTCTTCGTAACTTTTCATATCTTAATCATTTAGAATTCAATTCTTGTAGGATAAACTTAACTTCATCTAACATCTAAATTCCTTAAACACCAATATTTAGCTTTCTTATAAGTTTTGAATAAATTATTGATTATTCTAATACTGCCTGAAGAATCAACCACTTCAACAATACACTCACCTCCACCAATTTTTGATATTTTATAACTTAATACTTCCATAAATCAATCCATTATTGTAATAATAAACCTTGAAGAATACCCCCACTGCTATACATTTGTAATTACACTCTGGATATAAGTTTCAAGAACACCACGATTATTTACTTCCTTATAAAGAAGTTTCAAATTATTAATCAAAAATCTTATAAAGTCATTGCGCTTAAATTCTGAATGATACCATTCAACGCATTTACCCGTATATTCAGAAAGAGGAACAGAATTATCATCAATCAATATTCCTAAAAACTCAAAGAAATTAGAAAGGTAAACTTCTATTGCCATCCTATTATAAATAACTCCAAATTCCTTAAATTTTTCAACAAAATAGATAAAGTTATCAAAGAATATCCCCTGTAGATTATTAGCGCATGCAAATTCTAAAGAATTATCCCAAAGACCAATAACGCGTTTTGCTTTAATTTTAGCCGCCATAGCAGCATCTATTATGTACTCTGGAGATTTAGTATCAATCGTCTTACAAAGTACACCGAAACTATCACCAATGCCGCATATAACAAGAGTATCGGTTTCCTCAGAAATTAATCTGGAAATATCTTCCTTTATATCAGAAAATAAGCGACAATCTATTTGATTGTAAACAAAACAATATACTTTTGTGTTATCAGCGTTGTTTATCAATTTCAAATATCTTCCTTTGATGCCATTTTTCGCATCGTCTATGAATATAAACGTTTTACTCATTTTCTCTTTTTATGTTTATTCTTTTTCTTTCTATTTCTCTTATTTGCGTAGGGCGTTGAACCACTACGATTCTTTTTACGTGAACATAAAATCCTGTGTAAGTACTCGTCTGCGACAGTAGAGCGAATGCTATATGAAATATAACTATAAAATTGTTCCATAGTCTTTTATTTACTACGTTGTTCGTAAAAAGCTATTGAATTTTTGAGTTCCTCAACCATCATAGCATTTAGTTCTTTTCGTTCCTCCTCGCTATTTTTAAACAAATACCAATTCTTAAATCTGAGATTTTCATTAAAAAACTTTGGGCATCCATCGCACAATTCGTCTAAGAATATTGAATACTTGTCGTTGTGCGGATGTATGCATACAAACTCTCTTTTTACAATCTTGCGGTCTTCGATTGTTACGATAACATCGCCTTTTGTAAGTTGACTAATTTCCGTTACTCTTTTCATTTTTTAATCATATTTTTCTAACATTTCAGCTTTAATCTTTTTGCGTTTGCAAATGAGCCGCGCCAAGGTAAACATCTATCATAGACAGTCTGCCATGGAAGATACTATGCACGTTTTACTTCCACCCCGTATAAGTAAATACCCGCTTGAACTATTCTTACTTTTGCTTTCATAATTCTTTTATTTGTTTGCCAATTCGTTCAATACTTCTTTCTAATGCTTCTTTTAATTCTTCTATTAGAACTTCTGGTATAAACTCGTATTTGTCCTTATTAGACGGCTCTGAAGTTATCCACAGATATTTTTCATCTTGCATCTTAATTTTAATTGCAGACAAGCGTTCATAGTCGTCCATCAAACGCTTTGCTTTCTCCGCTTTTTCAAAATCCATAGTATTTACTTTTAATGATTTGCTAATGCAACAGCTGGACTGCCGTTATCATTTACGTTCTTCACTACACAAATATCTTCATGGTATATTTCAACACCAGTCCAATCTGTATCTTCCATTACCACTTTAATATATCCATATCTTTCGTATATTATTTGCAGCTCTCTTTGTAATTCTAATATTGTCATAATATAAAGTCATTTTTACTTATGTACCCTACTTTCTCCATTATTTCGACGGCTTTCTTAATATCAATTTCACTTCCATGATACTCAATAATTATCTCACATCCGCCACACAGTGATACATTTGGTATGTCATCTTGGAAACCCCTGAACACCAATTCTTTTCCTATATTTTGCAAAGCACCAGAAAGTTCATTTTCTATTTCTTCCGCTCTTTTAACAAGTTTTCTTAAATTCATAACCCAAATGCTTGTCTTATACGTTTCTTATAGTCTTCGTTTGCTGCGTTCTCCGCATCCTCTAATGTATCGTACCATTGAATAGGTGTTTCGTATGATGTTGCAAATGCATATCGTGTTTTATATACTGATGCAGCCTTGTAGATATGATAAATAGACTCAAATATACCATTATCAGCAATCAACCCCTCTCGCGTTTCCTTAAATAAGAGATTGGGGATATTCTCCACGATACTCTCACGACCTGCATTGAATGCTTTCTTAATATCTTTTTTCTGATACAAAATAATATCAGGAAACTCGCCATTCTTGAAGCATATAGCATCTTCTTTTGACTTTGTAAGATATTCTTCTGCTAAATCTTTCTGTTTCATATTCTCTTATTCTTTACAATATAATCTTTCAAAACAACGTGTTCTAATTCTTTTAGAAGAACCTTGAAGACATTATTATTGTAAGTTCCCCGTTGTCTTTCTGTTTATAATATTCTCCTCTGAAAGAAACGCTTAGATATGTCCAATTCAAAGTAAATTTGCTATTATTTCTAATAACTAACAGATTGCAATGTATCTTCTTACGAAGTTTCTTTAACAATTTCACTCTCATAACTCATCTTTACAAATTACTATAAGTAAAAACAGCATTTCTATTATTATCAATAAGAACGTGAAACTTACAGGGTTCAAGAAATTTTCCATAAATTATAATCGCTATAAAATATTACGCAAACCAAAATGAATGAAAACAATCGCTAAAAGAACTTCGATTATTACACCAAACGTTCTCTGATATATCATCATCATTGATAAAATCAAGACTTTCATCAAAATCGTCATCGCATCCTGGAAAGAAATGCAAATATCTCAATTTCATCATATCTTCGTGAGAAACACTGTTAATATCATCAATCTTAACAATAAGTTCCGCTTTATTGCAAGTTACAGGAAATTGAACAACCTGATCTTTATTCTGATATTTTAATAATAGCGTCAACGCTTCAATCAATTCTTTATTCATATTCTAATTCCTTATCAAGTTTTTATAAATTTCTTTCAATATACTATAACGTTGAACGCCCTTAGCATTGTTAAATTTTTACTTCATAAACTATACAGTTTTCAAATATTTTTTCAACGCACTATTATCTATACGAATAACAGATTTAACTCTTTCCGTATCTGAGTAAGGATTGTAGACTTTTTTAGTTTCAATGCATAAAACATCAGATTTTATCAACTCTTCCAAAGAAGAAGAAAGCATACGAATAAAATCTTTCTTATTTGTCATCTTCAACATATTTTTATCATTTTTCATAATCAAATCAATTCTAAAACTTTATTTAACAAAATCTCCTCTGAATAATTATTCCTCATAAGACATGACAATTCGTATTCATCTAAATTCTTCTTACATAAATACCAAACGTTATCATACTTAATATAATATTTATCGCAAAGGAATTCAGGAAATTTTTTACAATCGCATTCATCTGGATTATTATTCAACGTCCCTCGTCCTATTGTTATTACAGTCTTTCCTTTTGTAATAACGTACTCTATACCATACTTTTTAACAATAGCGCTTATCATTTTTTCATTCTTTATATAAATATATCTTTTACAATATCTATTTTTGGATATGTAGGATATAAAGCTAAAGTTTACCCCCTACCCCCTATTTTGTAGAAATATAATCTTGGAATAGTTAGTCGTAAGTCGTGAGAAGTTTACCCCTTATTCATCCAGCACGTTGCTTACTCTTTGCTATGAGATAACTTTGATTATAAAAAATGTTATTATCATTGTTGTTAAATTAACAAAGTTTATTCTTTCAATAACTAATAAAATATATTATGACAAGTAATGAGATTAAGCAACATCTTTACGTCGCAATGCAAGAAAAAGATGTGTATGATAAAGGCTTTGAAATAATAAAGGTCTTTAATGAATCTTGTGAAGATATAAAAGAAATGAATAAGTTTGCATTAGGAATTGCAAGTGAATTGAAGAAACTTTATTATCAATGGAGTTTAGCTGTAAAAGAACTAAATAGAGAAACTGGTTATGATATTCCTGAAAATCTTTTCGTATTCCTTATTAGGAAGTTGTCTAAACCAAAAGTAGCTAAGATTATGGGTTGGGATAAAATTCATTTAAAGGAATGTCCTTTATTTGATTCAATAGAATTTATTGTTGAAACTTATCAAAAAATGAACGATGGAGGCAAGTGCGATGAATAATTTTGAAATACAATCTATCCATAGAATTATTAATCTTATGGAAAGACAGGTTGTCGTATTAGAAAAGATTTCTGAAAAGTTAGATACTTTAGTGGAAAACTCAAAGAAATCTCCTAATAGATACTCTACTTATATAGAAAGCAATCAAAGTGACTTGCATTTATAGCTTCTAACGGCTTAAAATAAAATCCCCCTAATCTCTATCGCATAGGTTAGGGGGATTTCGTTAGCAACGAAATAAACGTGGTTACAAGACTTATTTCTTATTCTATTAATATGTTCGTATATAACTCATATCGTCAACTTAATCTTTTATTTCATATATACCATCAGGCTTATTTATCAAATCATTCTCTTGAATGAAATTAATAACTTTCTTTGCAATACTCTTTGCTTCTTTACGCCATTCTTGCATATCATTAAACTCTTTTAGATACTCTTCATTAGTATTATCTAAAAGATAGTTATTTACTATTGCCTCAACTTGTGAAACAGAATATTTATCTCTAATAAGTTTTTCAATTACAACGGAGTAACAATCTAAAGTATCACTTTCTATTGAAACTCCATTATATATAATCTGAATTATACTACCTTTTGATATTGTTTTCATAATATACAACAAATTATATTAAGTTCTGCGTTCATATCGTATCCATTATTATATAAAGCAAATTTATCTCTACCAGGTTCATTTCCATAACGATATCCAAATATATAAACTCCAGAAGTATTATTAATATTTCCTAATACAGTACCTCCAAACATCTTAGAATAAGGCATTTGAACATTCCTAACAAGATTATCAAAAGCAGCAGCTGGTTTCTCAGAAGTTGCAGTAGGATAAAATTTCAAAAACCATTGATAACAAAATTCATTTATCTCTTTCCATACAGGAAGATACCAATTATGTCTTGCAAATTTAGAGTTCAGCCGTTCTCCAGACTTCACTTTAGGTTCATAATCGTAAGTTTTTGTAAGATAAGGATTGTATATATCATTATTAGGTATTGTATCTATCTTATCATACATATTTTCAGTAATTACTATATTCTTTTTAGCAAGAGATATATCCCGCAGTTGAACATATAAGTAAGTATTATAAAGTCCAAGAGGAACTTTAGTACCTCGTCTAATTGTCTTATTATCAGATGGAGCACTAATGAAATCTGCTGTATCTAAGGTAAATACTTCTGAAATAGATGGTAAAACATTTATATTATCCACTTTGAATTTACAAGGTTTCCATTGTTCAGTAGCCATAACTCGACTACCATTTTCATCTTGATAGTATACAAATCCAATAATAGTCTTATTCTTATTAACTTTATCTGAAGTAGAACCATCGGCATAAACAACATCATATAATTTTACATCACGTTTACTGAAATAAACTGTAAACTCTGATTGTAGAGTATTACCATCATGTTTTGTAACATTAACTTTAATAATAGCTTTAGCATTTTTATCTTCTTTTATAGAAGATATTTTATTTACATATAGATGGCCATTCTTAGGGTTAATAGTCGCATATTCATTTTCAGATATACTCCAACTGACGTTGCTAATATCATTAGCTGTAATTGGTGTAGGATAAATACTATAATTAGCATCTACAACTTCTTGAATATAGGTATCGCCACTAATCTCTACAGAAGTACAAGCAACCTTATCATAGACGATATAAAGTTTATTACTATTATCATCTATATTGCCCCATTTTTCAACGGCCTTAACCTTATCCTCAAAGCTAAGAGTAAAACCTTTAAGAGTGATTTTACCTTGCAAATCAGCATTACTATTAATAAGAATATCCCAAACAGATTTATCTGTAATTGTTAAGTCAATATTTTTAGCCTCAATAAACTTTAATTTACCATTAGCTGCAAGTCTAACTAACATAGCAGAAAAATCTATATTAGGGCAATCATAGTAAACGAATTTATTAACATTATTCGTTCCAGCTATCTCTAAATCGCTGTTCTGTAAGTTAGTTAGTCCTGTTAAATATAATTCCTCTATACTTTCAGGCAACACGAGTTTCCTTAGATACTGGTTAGGCAGCATCTTTACACCTCTAATGGAAGTATTTTTGAAGTTTATTTCCGAAACAATTTCAGAATTAATCTCCACAAGTTTCTTTAAGTTTCTGACATTCCTAACAATAACCTTTTTCAATAAGGTCATTTTACTCAAATCAAACTCATTCGACGTGCCATCTATTTGCGTATTAGGAGAACTTTCAGGATAATCCAGTATGAATTCCTCTAAACGCGTACATAGAGCCATATTTTGATCAAAATAGAAGTTTCCTAAACCCTCTAATCCATAATATTTAACATCGCCGCTTACTGAACGCGTGTATGTCTTGATATCGGTTATCATATCAGCATCATCAATATCGAACGTTGCGTTTTGAGGATTTTTGAATCCAAAGGGAATAAGTCCATATCCTCCGTCTATATTTCTTACAGTAGCGAAGTTATTAGCACCCCATTGAACGCTTGCGTACATTGGAGAATAATGCTTAATAGCCAACCCCTTACCTTGATCATACAATCTAAGTCGTAAGTTGTTAACAACGCTTGCTCCGCAACAGTATTTACTATCAAGATAGCGCGAACGTTTCTCATAGAAGTACTTGCTGAGTTGTAATTTATCTCCATAAGCCTTGGTGAAATTACCTGTGTTAACATAGCCCATTGAATCTACGTTATAAAGATTTTCACACCATTGCTTCCAATAACTTAGATAAAGATTGAACATATAGGTTGCATTCAATCCTGAGTCACGCATCGTCTTATACATAGACTTAATATCCTCATCCCAGCAACTCCATATCAAATCTATTAAACCGCTTAATCTACCATTAAATACTGGAGAAAAACCTGAAGAAAGTTTAGGTTTCCAAGTATCCAACTCACTATCATATTCCTCTCCGCTTATCTGCTCAGTCTTTAAGGTAGAGTTATTGAAACTGTCGTTCCATTCTGCCCAATACTTAAACGAAAGAACTCCAGAATTGTTAAATAAGTCACGGCTATCAGTATCTCTTAGGAAAATACGAGCAAGCGCAGAGGATACACTTCCATCTGCTTCAGTAGTGATATCATCGAATGCTATACTCATATTCTTGTCCATGCTATCCATTCCTACGATGAAGACGCAGAAGATAAAGTAGAATATCGCATCATCCTTATGAATGTAGTTCTGATATTCATTTACAAACTTAGCCTTTCTGTACTCAACACTATCTTTATTATAAGTAGTTCCATTGTAAGTTACAGATGGAGACAATGTTTCATAATCTCCGTGTTGCTTCTTATATCGTTCTGCTAAATGATAGTTACAAGATACAACCCAATTATGGAAACGCTTGATACATGCTAATTCATCGTTAGATGCCTTGACATTATCAGTAGCCTTAGAAAGTACGCCTAACTTATTTTTAGTGTTGGTAGGCGATTTTTTGGGCACACGAGCGTAATATATAGGACTATTTGCAGTGGCAGTAGATTTAATTACGTTACCGCTACCATCTATTCTATTGTCTGTAATAAGGCGATTAAAGAAGTTTACATTTTCATCAACCTCCCATATTTGAGCATGTTTATAGTCTTTAGCTGGAAAACCAAGGAAACTTGCGCTATACTTATTGTTAATAAAATTATATATACTTAAGAACTTAGGACTTTCTGCACCGCTTGCCGATGTTCTTCTAAAACCTATCTCTGGAAAGCCACTTAATGACTTACGATATGTTATATCACCGCCAAGCTGTTGAAGTTGGAACTTAGTATAAAGTTCATTGTTTGTCTTAGCGCACTTCAGAAGTATGTCTTGAAACAGGTGCATGGCGTGGATATTAAAGATACCCTCAGATGACGCAAAGTTAACCTTATGCACCATATCAGTTTCTCCCTTATCTACACCCTTAGTGATAGAATATGCAGTAACTACTTCATTAGTATTTCCAGGGTCAAGCGTAATGTTTACAGGTTTGCCTGAAGCATCTTTGAAGATTTCAGCCCAATTCTTATAAGGCAACGGATAACCATTAGAAGATGTACCATCTGCGTTGAACATGTGAGCACCTACTGTAAATGGAGCGCATGACTTACCATATACTTCTTTAGTCCAAAGTGGATTTTTGAATTCAGTTCCGTTGATAGGAACATCAGGGTTGTTCTTATTATAAGGTAAATTATCTACATTCCAAACGATTATTGGAGTATTTGGTAACGCTTGTTGAACTTTAGCATAAGAAACAATTTCAGACGGCTGATGAATATCGCCAGAACTATTTAATATATCGTTTCTTCGAGCAATTGAAACCTTTCCGTATCTTACAAAATTACCAGATGAATCATACACGTCTTCTACATCTGGAGTATCGTATGCAAAGTTGTTTAAGATTTGAGAATAATTTAGAGCCTTATCATATATTCTCAAAGAATATAATTCTACAGCAGCACTATCGCTACCAACTACTATATTCTGTACATCGCCTTGCTTCCAATTTGCCGTACTATAATCGAAAAGTCGTACTATTACGCCATTTACAAAAAGATAAGCAAGATTTACATCTGCTTCTTGAATACTACCACCGCCAATATCATTACGAGTATGAGTGGTAGTTCCATCAATGACAAAACTTACTTTAACACGACTTTGCTCAGGGAAATAAGTCATAACAGAGTCAGTAGTACATCCGAATTGAATTCTATTAGCAAAAATTCTAAATCCAGTACCATTATTCCAGCAGTCTATAATTACAGCATTTTCATCTGATGTTACGCCGCTCTGAAACTCTAATTCAATAGTTCTTCCTTGCTTGGTTCCGTTAGCGCCTATATCATTAGCAAACGGCTGAAAATCGTTTAATGTAAGGGTCTTTCCTGGTCTTACAAAAATTCCGTAACCATCAAGAAAACCATTATTTTCATCAAGCTGAAAGTTCTTGCTCCTTATCAATCTTGAAGTTATCACTCCATTATATAAGGATGTAAGATTTATAGCATTAGCATCGTTATTTGTCTTGCCTTTCATAGAATAGAACACCTTACATTCATCAGTGTCTTTTATGGTAACGCCAATGGAAGTAACTCCTATCTTTCTTTCAATAGTTAAATCTCCAACTTTTATTTGTACTGTAATGAATGGCAAGTAATTTCCATTATCTAATGCTACTATAACTTTCTTCAAACCTGATTCATGAGTAGAAGAAAGCGTAACTACTTGATCAGATAATTTTACACTCTTAGAATTGTTATTGAAAAGAATTTTGGTTTCAACCTTTATCTTACTACCAGTTTCATCGTTTGGTAAATAGAAATAATAAGGTATTTCGACTATTGAGAATTGCTTAGCTGAATTTACAATCCCCTTACCAAAACATAACGCCGACACGGCATTTCCAGCATCAGAACCCTTGATATAGGTAGTTTTAAGTTCAGAGGTTTTAATACCTAATTCCTTATTTTCAGCCCATAAGGTTATTTCATGCGCTCCAAGAACGTACTTTTGATTGGGGTCAATGGTAAACTCTCCTGAAGAGTTATTTATCGTTTTAGTATAAACATCTTTTTTACCATCGTTTTCTACTTGACAATAAACAATAGCTTCAGCTCCATTGCAATTTACTCTTAAATCCCATTTTCCGTTTCTTACCTTACTTTCATCGTAATTATTATCAAATGTTAATTGTAAGTTATAAGTCTTTATTTCAAATCTAAAAGACTTTGAAAATCCGTGGGTATTAGTAACTTCAACCACTACTACATTAGTTTCTGAAGTTAAGAAATCAGTTAAATCTACATTATAAACATTAGAAACAGCTGTACCTGAAGCGACAAGCGTTTTTTGTAATGAAGATACTTTAACGCCATTTATCTTTACAGTCATCAATCCGTTAGCCGTATCTTTATCGGACGGGTCATCGCCATAGAAACAGTTATACGCAAGGGCAAATGTATTACTTGAACCCTTGGAAATGTTAGTTGCAGGATATTTTGAAATCTGAGCTTTAGTGTTCCAAGACGGCTCTGGAGCGTTGCTATAAAAAGAGAACTCTTTTAACAAGTTATCAGCATATGTAGCCTTATCTCCAAACCATTGTTGATATGCTTCTTCACTTGCAAAAAATCTCATGGTTTGTAAACCGCCAGTACCCTGTTCAATAGTGAGATAGCCAAATTTACTTACATCGATATTGCCTATCTTTTCCTTGATAAACTCTTCAACTCTTGCTCCAGAATAATTCTCCCAAGACGTTTTAATATCAGGTATCTTAGTATCAATAACCCTTGCCATAAATTATATTTTATTTCGTTGCTAATTTTTATTCTCTTTCCAAGCGTCAGAACCTAACCATGGATTTACGCTTATCCAATAACCTGCTCCAAAACAGCTCTTTATTAGCTGCCATACAAGATTTGCTCCGTGGTATATTTTAGTGATAACTTTATTGTTAAAATATACACCGCCTATTTTATTTCCACTCTTATATAACATAACTGTTATTCTTCAGTTGTGAAGTAAAACCTATCATTTTCAAGTTTACCTAACGCACTTAAACTTTCGTATTCAGCTTCAGTCAAAACCTTAGTTTTTGTAATTTCCAACCCATCTATTTTAGTTGTTATAGTTTGTAAATCATCTGCTGTAACATACGGCAACTTAAAGTAACTATATGTTGCGTTATCCTCCGTTGTACATATACCGCTTTCGCCTTTAGCTAAATCAGGGCATCCTCCTACAGCAAAAGGTAAATTAGAATACAACCCTATGCCGTATAAGATGTAAAACCCCTTAACAGAATGTTTCTGAATAGTAGATTTATTATTTACTATACCAAAGAATTTATATCCATCGTCAATGAGTTCTTTTATCTTCAACCCCTGCCTTGCCGCAAGTGGTGCATCACTATCTGTATTTAAGTTGTCAATTGTACTTACAAATGTCTCTTGAAATGTAGTAGATAAACCATCATTAAATACTAATCCATTACTACAACAGAAAAGTATTCCAGATAACACTTTGAAGTCAGATGTGTTGTATAAGTCGTTGCCGGCAAATAGTTTATAGAAAGTTCCATTATGTTTTAATAAGAACATTTTCCGATTGACATCATAGACTATCTTACCATCAGTACCTGGTGCTTGACTTTCATTTACAACTGGCAAACTCTTGATTATTTCATCGAATTGCCTGATAGTAAAATCGCTTTTCAAGTTTTTCCAATTTGATGAAACGCCCCATTTAGATACATCAGAAATCATGAATTGCTCTAAAACTCTATCCGTTCCTGAAATGTACGTAATTATGAGTCCACTCTTTCGTAATGATTGAGGCACGGCATCACGAGCAGTCGTTGGAGTATAAGTACCGCTATTTAATGGTGCTATTAAATCTACGTTTACAATAATAGCAGAAGATGTGAATAATGATTGAGAAACAGCTTTATCGTTATTGTTACCGAATATGCTAACAACATTTTCTTTTGCTAACAACTTATCAGTAGCACCTTTTTGAGATAACGCTTTATTTTCATCATTACCTAATTCGTTAGTTATCTTATTGCCAGCATACTCTAATTCATTCCAATGATGAGTTCCATCGCCAATCTTAAAATTATTGGTAATCAACTCAACGCCTATTTCTCCTGAAAGTAAGATAGGGTTGAATTGTTCCCATCTTGCCTTCGTATCTCTCCTTAGTTGTATCTTATCTGCCATCGTCTATATTCCTCTCGTTATTAATTTTCAGCATTACCGCCGTCAACGCTCTTATTCATCAAGAAATTCATAACCGCTTGTTTAGTCCAAGTTCCATTATTCCATGAATAAACTCCGTTTTCAGAACTATTGCCAGGATTATTAACAGTTACCACTTCACCAATCCTTAACGGCTTACCATCTAAACCTATTGGATTAGCAGCATCAGCATTCATTTCAGCTACACTATTATAATTCTTTCTGATAGTAAATTGATAATAGAAATTAGCATTTTCAGCTTTAGCTATTATATTACCACTTATCTCTACACTGCTCCAAAAGTTTCTATTCCAAATAAGTATTACAAACTTAGCCTCATTTGAACCTGTAGTAATGATTATTGGTCTGCCATCTTTATCTCTGAAATTAGCAAAAATAGCATTCCTGTCTTGAGCAACTGCTGCAATATAACATTCACTTGCATCGTTGCTTTGAACAGGTACAGTATTTTCTGTTGCAATACCGATTAAAGTACTACCGCTGATAAGTTCTACGCTTCTTATATATTCAAGTAATGCTAACGCAAATTCTTGATGATTTTCAGGTAAGATTTCTGTATTATTATCTCTACCTAAAAGACTTTTTACAATCTTCTGCTTTATGCTATCATAACTTTCTATAGCCATATTTCTTTCGTATTATTTGTCGATATTATAATTGAAAATAAGTTCGACTTTTTCTATCTTATCAATAGATTTATTCTCATTGTAATTAGATATTATTTCTTCATTCGATGGGTTTTCATATGAATCAATATTTCTTTGTATCCATAAACCTATAGCTTCACCTGGTTTTAATTCTTCGCAAATCAAACTCTCATTATTCAAATCGTTACCAAACTTTCCGTTGAATTTGAGTTTTACATTTCCGCTCGCTACATATTCGCAACTTAATGGTTCTGTAATCGCGTTTTCTGCCTTGCTCTCGATGTATATCTTATTTTTTGATAACCTCTTAACAGAATAATTTTCATTATTGGAGAATGCCTTTATTAAAGCATCAATTGTTCCGTCTATACCGCCAAGTTCTATTACAGCTGTAACGTCGAATGGGGTTAAATTTATCGCATCATCCTTATCACCGCCTGAAATGATTTCTAATTCCACTCCAGCTTTAGTGAATGAGGTATCGTAAAATTCAGCTTGTATTGGTTCATCATATCTATTATTGATATGCTCCATTAACATATCTTTACCAATAGACACAGCAGCAATCTTAAATTTAGCTATATTAGTTTTATCTACAAGCGTTTTGAGTTTCACATCCCTTACCGACTTATCGAATTTATTAACCAATGCTATTGCTATGGTTTCACGCTGTTTATTCCTTAGAGTAGTCATAGATAATGAATCAAATAATTCATTAAGACTATTATTTGGCACTGGACTTGAAGATATATAACCGCCAAGACTTTTAGCAACGTCAGTCTGGGGTACCTCCGAACTTTTGGAAAGCGATGCTTGAGCACCTGTTAAATATAACATCATAAGCCTTATGAATAATTACGTTTCTTTTCTTGAGGTCTGAATTTCTCCAACTCTATATTGAAAGATGAAGATGCTAAGGTTTGATAACCATCTAACAATGAGAAGTAACCGCAAAGATTGAGATTTTTGAACAACGTCGTTTTACCATCATTGTCTATATATCTGTATCTAATCTTCACTTCAGGGTTTTGCTTGTAATACTCTTCGCCATCTTTCATAGAATGAAATATATTGAGAATATTCCTTGTTCTATAATTAGTTAAAAAATGTCTGAAAGTGAATGGTGTAGCAGGCATTTTAACATCGCCGTTTACACTAACCTCATATTCAATTTCCCGATAATTAGGTATGATAACCAAATCAATATTATCAGCGTCTAAAAGTTTTGAATCAAAATCTGAAAGAAATAGCTGTCCCTTGATATTATTCAATATTCTCGCTTTCTTCATATTGCTTCTATTAACTACAATCCAATTAGAGAAAATATTGTCAGGAATATCATTGATTGAACTTATATAATTACATGTTCCGCTAACTATGTTGATTATATTAGATGAAGATGTCGTAATGAATTCATGCTTATCTATCTTATATCCATGCTCCATTATAAGTTCTAATGCAACACTGGTATTATCTACGCCAACTACAGATGTTGAAAGTAAATTCGTTATATCTCTTATAGCAACGTTTGAATCATCCTTGCTAATAACATTGTTCGTTGAATCATTATTTAACATGTTATTAAATCGCCAATCTATTACATCTATACTATTATTAATCGAATTTCTTTCAATCGAACATAGTATGAAGTGATTGTTATCTAATGACGGTTTAGAATCAGATTGTATTACTTCTATATTGCAATCATCATAAACATAAATGAGCTTATTTTCTTCAGATGGTTGATATCCTGGAGTGAAAGTTCCCACTACTTGGTATTTCAAATCATTTTCGGCTACAAATGAACCGCTGAGTACCGCAGATGAATCTGAAGTGACTTGCTGTACTTCATAATCACGCGTGTTCTTTGAAGATGTAAAACTTACTCTGATTGGAAAATAACCGCTCCTTAAAACTTCTGTAAATTTAGTATTCTTTCCACTTAAAACACCTACTTCAGAAACGCTTACAGTACCCTCTTCATCATGGCTATCCTTATGAGATATTATAACCCAAGATTTACTTGATAGCGATGTTACATCTATCTCCTTATCTTTATCAAGAATTATAGCATTTAAATCACTATCAAAAGCTATACCGCTATTAACAATGATTTTATTAGCATCGCCTGTTTTCCTCGATACTTTGAAATAAGTATTTCTGGAATTTTCTACAATACCAAAATTCTTGATTATACTTTTCAATATCCTCTTATATCCATTGTCTACAATAGATTTCTTAAACCTATTGAGTTCCTTTACTTCCAAGAAAAGATTTTCACTGAATTTTATATCCATCTTGTATTACTTTATTACAGTTAGTATATTCGTACTTGAATATGGTAGCAAATACCTTTCTATAATATCTGCTACATCACTATCAGATTGATTGTCATTATTGTTCTTAAAGTACGCATGGAAGAAACTTCCTGCTTGTATGAACCCTAAACTAAAGGCGTTGTTATTTTTATCTCCCTTTATTGGTAATATGTTAGTTCCTCTGACCAACGGCTTTATTTTATAGTTCCAAATATCTATTTCACCACCGCCGTTTATATAGATATTCGTCACAATGTATTTTATAAAAGGATTGTTGAAATAAAGATTATTGCCAAATCCTACGTTCAACTCGCTATCCGAATTTTCAGAATAGTATGTATGTAATATACAACTAAACCTATACCAAACATTGCGATTAAATTTAGACATAGGTTGCGCTTGTAATATATAGTCAGACACTGAATCATTGTTTGGATGAACAAAGCTATCATTCAACTTATTCTTCAGATTATCAAACCCATCTACCCTTATATTAAGGTTTCCTGATGTATCCGAAAACCTTATGAAAAATGATATTTCGTAATCTAAATGCGGGTCGATGTTAATGAATTTTATGTTTTGAGAATTATCATTAATACCTAAACCGCCGTTTGATGTTACATTGATAACTTTCTTTCCATCAGTATTTTTTAACAATACTGAACCGAATACTGAAAAATTATCTATATCCTGAAAGTCTTTAGTATTTTCTCCAGTCTTATTAAGTTTTATTGAATCATTTGATACTCCGCGATACATAGGAGAACTTTTACCTAAACACCACCCTAATGAACTTTTAGGAACATTCTCATATAAAAGCTCATCTGCTTTATCGTGTCTTATAAGCCTTGAAAATTCTCCGTCATTATCAAATATCTTCTTAGTACCCCTTTTTCTTATCTCATCATAGATATTTCTTGATATATCTTGAAGTTGCTTTAATGTAATATCTCCCTCGTTGAAATTTATTCCACTCTGCTTAACTATCTCTTTCAAAAGCTCAAAATCAGTATATGGATGTTCAAATCTCTTAAAGAAGTTTAGAATTATTGCAAAAAATTTGCTTATTGCTCCAAAGAATATTTGATAGTCTTCATCTTCCTTTAACGTTAAGTTAGCACCTCTTTTAATATAGTTTGGAACTATACCTCTGAAGTATAACTTCTTGAATAGATTTTGCGAAAGTCTTTCTGTATCATCTTTCCAAGCAGTATCAGAAAATATACTTGAATTCAATATTGGAGCAACATATTCTCTTGATTCATATTCTCCATTAAAATCTACGCTTTGAAAAGTGAAATTATTATCCCCCTTGTTTTCTGCAATTCTGGTGTATTTAACCTGAATAATTTGATTAGGCTTTATAATAATTCCATTTACATTTTCGTTATTTAAGGTTTTCCAATCATCATAAAAAAGACTGTCTGAAATAACCCTAAATTCTGCTGTTATGCCGTTTCTTGCGTTAGCGCCGAGTATCTTATCACTATACTCATTTAGAGTTAAACTGCCATCGAATTTAGGCTTAACTTCTACAATAAGTATATCACCAACTTTCTTTAATATGTTTGTCTTAGCCATTATACAAAACTATATATGAGGTTTCCGTCTAAATCTAAAGAATACTTATTAGCATCGTCATCAGACATATTCAGTGTCATATTTCCTAAATCTAATTCAGCGACATTGATTGGTTCTCTATCGAAGCATATAATAAGTTCTCCCTCTTTACCATTCACGCCGTCTATCTGACTTTTCTTATTGAGAAGATTTGCTGAATATAAATTAGGCTTTGTAGTACCTAAATCGTTTTCATCAGCGAAACAATTTATATTCACAGCTGACTTTACGATAGTCGTTTTAGTTTTCGTTGAACAAATAGTCTTATTAGCCATAACCTATCTACTTTATAGAAGAAATCACAGAACTTGAGAAATTAGTATCAACTTCATTGGGATAATAATAATCAGCTAATGCTCCATAATTATCTAATATCGTATTTCCATCCAAATCTCTCATGACAAAACTTCTTATCCTTGGCAATTGATACTTAGGTACAATTATATCTGCTCTTGGATTAAAGTAAGCGTCTGGAACGTATCTTACACCATTTATACTTTTTACAGCATAAAGCATATTCTCCCATTCAACTTTTCCCCCATCTTTCCAAAGTCTATAATCAAAAAGTTTTGATAACGCTATCTGTATATTAGTACGTACACGTTCAGCATCATATGATGGATCAATATCTACTCTAAAATCAACGTCTACCTTTAACCAATTTACATTTTGAAGTTTCAAAGAAAATTCGTTATTAGATTTTACAATTTCATTCAGTGATAAAAATTCTTCACTCTTACTCAATAATTCGTTGAATTCATAGTCGTAAAAGTCTTGTCCATTTACAGAAACTACAGTTAAACAGATTTTCCCATTTTCATCAACTCCGCCCTTGTAAACTTTTAACACCTTAGAATTGATTTTCATGAAAATCTGTTCTATGTAAGATAGTGTATTTCTCGCTAATTGATTAACGCTTTCCTTTATACGTTTTCTGAAAAGTTCATCGTTTTCCTCATCTACACCTCCTGAAGCCATGTATTCATTGGTACAAGAAATATGTCCGTTTGGAGCGTTATTAATCTTATTTATTGTTAAAGCATCTACATTACTGCTCTTTCCGCTCTGAACACTATTAACCTTAATATAACCATATCCGTTATCTCCTACTGTATAATCAGCGGTCATCTTGAAACTTATTCCGCTTGAGCTTATAAATCTTACTGTAGAAGATGAATAAGATGTTCCTGGAGTTGCTGTAACTCTCACATAAGTAGAACTACCTTTTGATGAAAAACGTGGCGATATTCCGCGTGTTGCAGCAATTTCATCTAAATAATTGCCGTATGCAGTGTCAGGAAACAAGTGAGCTTCTACTACCGCTTGATTCACTAAAAGTCGCTGAGCAAGCTTGGAAACACCATAAGCAACGCCATTTAGTACGCTTTCATTACTAACATCGCTTACTTTATCCGTCTTGTTCAAAAATATCTCTAAAAATATTTGCTTCAATTCATCAACTGTTGTTAGCTGCGTTATCATATCTTCAATGTTTTATTGGTTTCGTAAATATATTTTGTCTTAATATCTACCGATACTGTTAAATCTCCGTTTGAGAAATTCATATCGTCCAGAACTATACTGCTAAACAAATCGTCTTGTAGAAATGTATTTTGCAAATCATTCATCATTTCTGTATAATTGAATGAACCATACGTCATTCCATATTGTTTTATTCTTCCTAAGTTAGGAAATTCAGGAATATCACCGCGCTCTAATTCAAGCAGTATGTCGCATTTCTGTTCTACATTATCAACGTACTTAACAATTGATAAATCATTATCTGAAAATGATATATTGCGATTTAAGTCCCTTCCATAAATTCTTTCACCTATCGGTTGTTCAAATATGGTTTCAACGACAATTTGCGATTTATTATCAACAACGCCTTTTATACCTCTCAACTTATCTATCTCATAATCTGATTCTTCCAAGTCATTATCTAAAATAATATTCTTATAGTCTTGATTGAGATTGTCAGCAAGGTCTTCAATTGTTCTTAAACCGCCTATTTCATCATCAATCTGAATTACGGCCTTATATCCCCTGCAACTCTTAGATGTACGACAGAATTTAGGTAGCTTAGTAACTTTATCAAGCGTATCACTTAAATTTTGACAATACTCTTGTAATTCCCAATATCCTACATTTCCTAACTTAACAGAGAACGTTTGGAATTGTCGCATCATTACCTTGCTGTCTTTTATCAATTTATCTAAATCGTTCATAGCCTCAGCGTTTACAATCTCCGTATCTCCGTTGTAATAGGAATATATAGACTTGTAGGAATTTTGCATGAAATCCCTATATCTTTGAAAATAACTTAGTAAATCAAACTTGGTTATTTCCTGAAAACTGTTACAAATATCTGCAAACATACGCTTAAATTCCTACCATATGAGTTATAACTTTAGTCAATCCGTTAGATATAGCATTAGCAGCTACAGATTTCAATTTTTTCGGCAAATCATCTTTAGTATTTACATGAACATCCTTAGCAACACCTCTTAATTGAAACTGGTAATTCCACATCATATTATTAGCCATAGATTGTTGAAAAGAATATGATACTACATCTACAACGTATTGAGTATTGAAACTATAATTCTTGAATATCAAGAAATACGGCTTGCCGTTTGAAGCTGTTTGCGTTGAAGTATATAAAATATTCTCAAGCAGTTTGGTTAAACCAAAACCGCTTTTAACGCCCATATCTATGCTACCAAGATTAAATCCTTTTGCCTTTCCTGAATTGAGATTTAACAATGATGTCATTTTACTGCTATCAGTAGCATCTTTCATTCCAGCTACTATACGAAACTTTCTACCAAATGTTCCTGCACAAGATATATCTACTGGCGCCCAACTATCATTAAAGGTTGTTACTATTCCCTGATGAGTTTTTGTAACAGTCTGTATAGGTTGATGATTCTCTGATATTTGGTCAGGCATTACTACGAAACTTATGAACCCCTGGCGATTCAAATCGCTATCTATGAGTTCTAACGAGCATAAGTAGTATTCTATATCATTTGGGGCAACGGCATGTAGGGCTGAACGGCCGACTTCAATAGCAGCATCAATCGTTCTATTTGCAATGTTTGAAGCGTTATTTAAGGTAGCCTTTCTTACAGTATTTCCCCATTCTTTCAACTTCCCCATATAATTTCTTTTATTATTTACATTTTATATAATTGCTAATCAGTGTTTGATAACTTAGATAGTATCTTATCCAACTCTGATTTTATAGACGCAAATTGCGCTGTATTTATTGGTTTTCCGCTTATTCCATGAGGCGTGGGTACAGTTATGTTCTGTATAGATGTTATAAGTCTTTCCAGCAAATCTTTTAGAGTATTTCCAAGCACCATTTGCTCCGCCCCCTTACCAACGTTAAACTTATTACAAATTATTTGAGCGTTATCTTTATTAAAAATAACTTCATTTTTGAATCCATCTGTATAATGAACTTCGTCCTTATTCATCAATAAAGTACGACCATAAGCATCTTTCAATTCATTAGATAACTCATTTATATTTATAGAATTTCCCCATTGATCAAAAATCTTCAGTTCCTTGTCATTAATAGTTAATTGATAAATCTCTTTTAATCCATTAGTTATTGATACGCTATACTCTTCTGTAATCGTGTGAGTTTCTTTTCTTGAATTATGATTGAGACTTCCTCCTGATTCAATGTTTACCTCATCTTCAGAACTACCTGTTGCCCTTACGTTAACTACAGCAGGATTGGCGTTATTACCAACTGCGCTTATATTCAACAGACTTTTTTTAGCATCTAAAAAGATTTGAGCTAACTGATTTCCATATTCTTGTATAATCTGTTGTTGACTTGAACTTAATTGCGAGGGTTTCCCAGCGTCTTTAATTACTCCAATAACTACTGGACGATTTTGAAAATCTTCTCTAACCCAAACAATCGTACTTCCTAAATCCCCTACCCTTTCAGGAAATTCTATGCTTGATAAAACGTCTACTGTTATTGGTATATCATACGCATTAGAGTAATTCAATCCTGGACGAATAGCTACTGTATGATTTCTGTAACACTTCTGTATATAACTATCTCTGTCCTTATCATTAGGAATGACGATATAACCTATTCCAGCAGTACCATATCCTCTACGTTCTCCGCGATTTATTTCTACACTCATAATATAAAACTAATTATTGTAATACAAAAATTGTATTTTCTTTAGAAAGAAATTGAAGACATCGCGATTTACTTTCCAACCTGATATTAAATCTCGCCAATTATCAGCATTTAATATATTATCATTTTTCTTCCAATCCTTTCCGAAGTTAATTATATTGAAATAGTTTATAACATTAACATCCGCCAGAGCATCATCTGAACCACTATCTACAATTCCATTGAGCAAGAACTTCTTTACCATTCCGTGGGAAAGTTGTAGCGTTGTAGTTCTCGTAACCGAATTCATATTTACAGAATAGTTTTGATTTACTGATTCAACGTAATATATTTCATCAAGTCCGTCACCCACATCTATCTGTATAAAAGTTCCACGCTTTATCTTTCTGTTTCCAATAAGTGTTACAGTCCCCTGACGAACAAACGGATTGTAGGCATTACTTTGAATAAGATAATGCATATCTCTTAATATTCCAGCTTTCTGCAAATCGCCTATTTCACTTGCTTTTCCAACTCTATCCTTATCAATAAAATCAGTATCTCTGAAATCTCTGTACTGGCTTCTTATTGTTAAATCTCTACTACCCCAAATTGCAGCATACTCTGGAAAGAAAATTGCTGGTATGATCCATTCTAAGTAATCACCCTTAGCAGACTCAAAAACAGGATAATATTGATACCATGAATATATATTATTGCTATTACCAAATGATATATTAGTGTCTATAATTTCAGCAGGCTTTATAACGTATGGGTTATCATAATCTACATCAGTCCTGTCCAACATTAACTCGCTTAAAGTCTTCAACATATTAGTTTGATCAAAAGGCGGTCTACGAACTGTAAAGTAATACTCATCACCATACGTATCTCCGCCAAATTCTACAAACGGCTGTTGACAAACCTTATTGAAAAACCCAATCAGTGGGCCAGTTTGGAAACTTAAAGATGCATCAAGAACGTGTAAGGTTGTAACATCGCTATCCATAGCAAGTTTTATGATTTGCCATATTCCATTAGCTAAACCTGTAACGGTTTCCGCTTCCCTTTGAGCAATCTCATCTTCCGTCTTATTCCAATCTGTATCTTCTGATACATTACCGACTTCTTCATTAAGGTTAACATCGGTCATTATTACAGTATCTTTATGAGTAGCATCAGATACATCTAAGTCTTCAGGTTTTATTACAGCATTTTTGTTATCCTTAAATATATTGCCGACAACTCTGTTGATAGTTCCAGAACTCTGTTTTATAGCCGTACCGCTTGCTTGAGACAATAGTATTATAACACCATTTTTTCGTGAATAAGCCTTATCGCTCATAACGTACAGGGGGTTAATTTCAGTTCCATTCTGCCATCTATGAGCAGGGTCGTAACGATATTCAAAATGAAGATGAGAACCAGTGCTACGACCACATCTTGGATTATCACCTCTCCAACCGCCTGTAACTCCTATTTCTTGACCCTGTCTTACACTTATACTCCTGCCATTAGAAGATTGAGAATTTCCTAAAATTGTATTATGAAGATGTCCGAACCTTAACTGAACATTAGAGTACTCTCCACTACCATTAAGAGATAACCAAAGTCCATATCCGTTAGTGTTCCATCGACAAGTTAATGTTCCATCGAATGGTGCTAATATAAGGTTACCAGAATTAGTAGTATCTATGTCAATACCGCGATGTTTACGACCATGACGCGAGCCGTATCCAGATGTTATTGAAATTCTTGATACTTTTAACCACCCTCTTTTTAACATTGGTACTGTAGCCATAGTCTATTTCTTTTTAGAGTTATTATTTTTATTGCTAACGTCTGATTCTTTCGTTATCTTAGGATTATAGTACCCAAATGTAGTACGTCTTGGAGCCCAGCTTGAAAATAGGTCGTTCGGCACTATCTGTATATTAGCTAACTTAGACATTACAGATTTAATTACATATTCGATTGTAAAAAGATTAAATTCATGTTTTTCATAAAATTCTTCGATGAACCCCGAATAACCTCTCATCAATCCTTTATCTAATTGCTCGCCATCAACGTTGGATATTCCATAAAAATCTCCATGATGATTTACAGTTTCTGTATTGTTAAATATATCTCTATTTCCGCTATTATTACTTACAGCTGCTGGGAAATACATGGAGCTATCTTCCATGAGTAATTTCATAAGGTCTCTGCCTGTAACAGTAACCGAACAATTCCCTTGTCCGTTTCTCTGTATACTTACAGAATCAACCAGACATATCATATCAAATTCATTCCCAGCAATATTATCATCTGTTATCTCGTCCATATCTCTAAACGAAATAAATAGTAAGTCATTCGATTGAACCAACCAACTTATATAGTCTTGGCTATACACTTGGGATTTTATATGCAAACTATTACTATCCACAGAACGATAATTTTTCATTTGTCCAGCAAGAATGATTTTCTTTAGAACTTCATTCTTTTTAAGCCATTGAGAGACAATTCCATTTGTAATAAACAAATCATAATCTTCGTTTGAAGTATTATTCTGAACACCAGTTGTAGTATTTGAAGATACATTAACAGCCGTTGTATTGGTCTTAGTGTAAACTGGTATATGTGGGAATGTAATTGAAAATGAACCGCCCTGAGAATTAACGCTTGTGCTAAGATTTACAACTATTGAAGAAAGGTCTATGAAATTAACATCGCTATTGTAAAAATCTCCAATATCACCATTAGAGTTTTCACTATGCTTCAAGGAATACAACGACTTGAACCAGCCTAACACCTTTACCCCAGACCTTATTCTGCGAGCCTGTTTGTAAGTTGCTTCAGGGTCTTTAAGTATCTTATTTATTTCTTCATTTTGAAATGCTATTACGCTATTCGTTGGAACTTGAACTTCAGTCTTGTGAGTATCTATGATATATTTTACCCTTTTTATATCAATCATTATGTAACAAGGGCATGGTAACTCATCTGATATTTTCAAGTCCCTTACACTGATGTTAGATATTTCCTTTTTAAGTTTCTTCGCCAGCCTTATCTTATCCCTTGAACTATATTGAGAAAATATTAAATCTTTATTCTCATCGAATAAAATATTCAAGGTGAATTCTTTGTCGAAAACTACTTGATTATAATCAGCAAAATCTTTTAGAGTTTTGATTTCAGAATTATTATGATATAATTTTATCTTTCCCATTAATTTCCTAATTTTGAAATAATGTCGTCTAATTTACTACTAAACTTATTTATCATAAGGTTGATCATGTCAGTCATATTGTCTTGATAAGCTGCCGTTTGAGCCATAGTAGCATCAGATATTTTATTTACTGATTTAGTTATTGGTGCTGCCCAACCCTTAGCTTGCTTCGCATATTCTCCTACGCTACCATCAGCAACTTTACTCGCACCCTTACTTCCAGCAGTCATCAGTTTTTCTAACATATATGGATTTTCTTCTCCAAATATACCAGCGAAATTTACATAACCTGACGTTGTATTAAAGGGGTCGCCGTACATCTTCTTTAATCTATCTATATACAATCTATTAACCTTATCTTGAGTCTCACCATCCTGACTGTATAGTACTTTTTTAATTGCAGCAAGATTATTACCTGTCTTAAATTCTCGTTTTACAACATCATATAATACCATTCTCGCCATATCTCCATTAGGATTTTTAACGGCTGATTGCATTCTATTATAACTTGATATAGCCTGAGAATTTAATGCATTCCCAAATACATTCTGTAAGGTTGCTAAAGTTCCAGTGGCGTAATTTGTATTTGGACTTAATATCCCCTGATTAAATTGAGATTGCATTAATTGATTTTGATAACCTATATATTCACCTGCTCTTCCATAATCTCCGCTTGAAAAACCTCTCGCGCCCAAACTATTCATAGTAGCAGCAAGGTTAGCGAATGTCTGAGTGTAATCAGTTCCTCTATATCTATCCCATTGAGCAAGACTATTCAGTGAACCGCTGCCTAATGAAAATACTTTTTCCATAGCATCGGCATTAAACGCTCTACGTATAGCAGCATCGGCATTAGTAGCCCCAAACCCTCGTGCAGCTATACGTTGAGCAGCAACTTGAGCAAACTCTGGTGCAGTATATCCTAAATCATAAAGATTAAAGTCTGAGTCTTGACTAAAAATTCCATTACTTGAATAGTTTGAAAATTCATCACTTTTCTTTCCAACATTTTCAATAACGTCTCGTAAATTTTTAGAGTTTTTGAAACTATCAGCTATTTGTTTTGCGATTGCAGCTTGAGGATACGTGTTCGCTATTAGCGCATTTCTTCTTGCGTCAATACTCCCTCCGCCACGAGTCATCATTGCAAGGGAATTATAACCCATTATTTTTTGCTCGTTACTTTGAAGAATTTGACCTAATTGAGCTTGGGCTATTGTTTCCTTATCGCCATTAAAAACCCCAATGAGGTCTGCAATTTTACTTCCAGCAATCGAACCTCCCATTGCTCCAGCAGCTGCGCCAGGTAGTCCTCCGCCAATGAAAAAACCAGCCACTCCGCCAATTACTGAACCTATTGTACTTGCAATAACTTGATTGTTCTGAAGATTTCTTTCAGCATCAGCTTGAATTGCTCCAAAAATATTTCCGTTTGCAGTTTGAGAAACTAAATTTTGATCCGTCATTCTGTTTTGGAATTGCATATTCCTTAACTTAACGACATCATCTATTGCAGTATAAGCAAGTCCCATGCCCGCTCCACCTCTTAGTAACGTCATAATAGAGTTTCCTCCGCTACCCACGTTACTTATATCTCCTAAACGTTTTTGAGCTTCTGCTGCCTCTTTAGCGAACTGTTCTGCTTCTTCCTTAGTTCCTGCGTTATCTCTCTTCCATACAGCCTCACGATATTGATTTCGCAATCCGTTTACATATGACCCCTCGTTTCCTCTTTGAAACTCTTGAGTCAGTTGCTGTATAGCTTTAGTTAACTCATCTTCAGAAGTTTTTTCAGCTGTTTCTTTTTCTTGATTTGCTCTCTCATAAAACGGCTGAAAGAAACTATCTATTCTATCGTGCTCCCTCTCTTCAATACGACTATATTTTTTTTGTATATTTCGTATATTTACAGGGTTTGTAATTCCTTGTAAAGCAGATTGGGTTGCGTTGAGAATTCTATCAGCTACATCAGCGTGAGCCTTATCTCGCATATCATCTATTGTAGTAATACCCTTATTGTAATTACTGCCAATAGAGTTACTCAGATTTTGAGCTTGCTGTTGACGCATCTGATTCATCATTGTAGAGAAGTTCTGAGTTCCAGGAACCATAACTATTCCACGCTGTTGAATTTCACGTCTTATATCTTCCGCTATACGATTTGAAGACGGCATAACAGAAGAACTATCACCAGGCTTATATTGATTAAGGTCTATGCGTTGGTAACTATTACCGCCCGACGGCGGTGTTTGAGGAGGTTGATTGAAATTACTTCCACCTCCTGAACCGCCGCTATTTCCTCTTACTTCTACTGTTATTGCCATCTTTATTAGTCAAATTGAGATAAATCAAGATTATCATAATCTTCATCTATCTGTTCATTACTTACCTTTATTTCATTGGTATCGACAATTCCTAAATTCTCATCATCCTCTCTTTCATCTTTATTTCGATACTCTCTGATTATCTTATTTTCTTCATATTCAATAGCCATATCAATAAAGTTCATTGAACGATGTTGAGGTGAACCGAATGGTACATTATATCTTTGTCTCCACCAATAGTCTATGATAAACTGATGCCAGTCGAAAATGAAATGTCTTATATCATCTTCATTACTTATTATCTTCGTTATCAGTCTTGTTTCCATCAGACTTATTTACAGATAAACCTCTCAACTCTCTCATTGTTTCCTCATACCAAGGTCTAATATCCTCTGTATATGCCTTAAGAATATCGTTAACTTCATCTATCTGCATTAAAGCATAATTCGCTATATCGAAATGCTTACCAACTTCAGGACATACTATTGTGAAAAACGATATTGCATCAATAAGGTCTAATGCAAAATATGCGCTTTGAACACCTGACGCCGCCATTACTCCGTAACGATTTGAAGATAATGCCTGCTTCATTGAATCAATGTCGATTATTTGTCCAACATTAGGAAATTGAGCAATAAAAGATTTCTTACCGATTTGGAATTTCTTACTTCTTTCCATTTTAATACGTTTTTAATTTACAATAAAAATAAGCGTATCAACCATAATAGTCAATACGCTTAAATAATAACTGTAATATATTTAACAATGAATCAATTAAGCATTATCAAGTCCATTGAACAAAATAGGCTCTAAATACTCGAATTCAGTATCACGGCCGCTTATTTGACCCTCTTGAATATCAAAACCCTCTCTATCAGCTACAGCACCTGTAACCTTAGCAAAGGTTTCATATTTAGAGTTTACAGCACCAGTATCAGGGTCTATTGAACCATCCTTAACCTTTCTCAAGATAGATATTTCAAGCCCATCTTCTTGTAAAAGTATTGCATTAGCCCAAGCTTCAACAGTACCAAGATTTCTAAAAGTTCCTTTCTTAGACTTGTTAGCCAAAAGATTGAAATTTATAGAATATGATGAGCAAGATAATGAACCGCTCCATTCCAAGGCAGGTAATTCAGATGGATTCAAGCGACCTATTCCAGCAACACGACCTCTACGAATGTTTTCCGTGATACGGACATTCTTCATTTTTCCAACCGTCACGCTATTAATCTGTATAATAGCCAACGGCGCAGTCATAACTTTTTCCATATCTCAAACAGTTTTATACGCTTAAATTAAAATCCAACACGTTACCAGTGAAGAACAACTTATTTACAGGAACATTAGGAACAAAGTCGTAAGTTGTAAAATAATCGCCATTCTTAGCAACAACCTTAACGTTCTTCCAATCCTTTATAAGATTGTCTGAATCAGCCGTTACAGTAAGACTTTGTAACTTAGTTTCAACGAAATTCTTTACAGTCTGGGGGCTTGCAGAGAAAGCATTTCCACCGCAAAATCTCTGTTCCGCATCAAGTACCATTTCTTTATTCAATTGAGCCTTTATAAGGGCAATTGAAACTTCCATTGATTGACCATCGTTAGCAATAGTCTTTTTATTCTCCTGCAAGGTATTAACACTCTGATTTACGCACCAATATCCGTTTACATTACGGACATGCATGATACCTGCTTGAAGTGCACGCTCCCTCTCTCTCTGCTTCATAGTGTACTTATACGACTGATAGCCTGTACGCTTGAAAGTTAATGGAGTTTGAGGTTGTCCTCCAGCAAGTAAACCAGTAATTGTAGCCGCAAGGAATATTGGATTAAGATACTTCGTACCATTACCATCCTTACGAGTCACCTCTGGTGAACCAAAGGTTGTAATAACCTGCTCACTGTCAAAATACTTAGCAATAGCTTGTGATGAATCCGTATCTCCAAAGATTTCAGTTTCTTCGCCACCTCCAGGAACTATCATGAATTCAGTAAACTTAGCTGTATTCTTTAAGAAAGTAAATAACTTAGCATTGGTAGCAATATCAACCCCCTTGTCTACAGTAAGATTGGTGCACAAGAAGAAAGTAATATCTAACTCCGATATAGCTTCAAGAACGGCATCATATGCTCCATCGGCAGCATAGTCGGTTGTACCGCCTGTGGCAAGAACTTCGTTAACCGCTGCAAGATTTACGTCTGTATCGTTCTTTTTGCTAACAACAAAGTTTGCAATAATGTATTTATTTGAACGACACCATTCATAGAGTTCATTGAACTTTGTAAACTCTTCTGACTCTGTTAAAAGATATGCTGGTGCGTTAGCTAAATCTTTTGCCCCATAAGGCTCTCCAGCGCTATCTGTTCCTTGGAACGACCCCTTGTAAACCTGAAGTTTGAATTTTGATTCATCATAAACTCCCTTTACAATCTTTGCGCTGTATCCTAACTTTAGAACATTACCGATTTTAACGCCATTACCCGTAACGCCCTCATTCTTACAAGAAAGTGTCAAGGTGTTTTCGCCAACAACAATCTCTATCTTTGCTGCTGTAGTCTTAGCTGCACGAGCATAAAATAATTTAGGTGCTCCATTAACACCTGCGCGTGGGGTAAAAATCTTTTCGGCCAATGCTCCTACAAGTCCACCTCCAGAGAAACTCAAAAAGTCCTCATAGTTATCGAATTGATAAATTGCCCTTGAACCGCTTGCAAATTGCCCTTGAATACCAGCACCTCCGCTAAACTCATAATCTCCGTCTTTACATATACCATTGTCGATAATCATAACGTTACCAAACTGCGATACGTTACCTACCGATGTGGGATTGTAAACAGAAACAGCGTAAGCACCAGGCTCAATGTAATTTCTACCATGGAAATTCGTTACTGTTGCCATATTTATCTGATTTAATTAAAGAAATAATCTATAATGTATATAGTTGTAATTAACAATCAATCTCCATCTTTTGCACTTCCGTGAAATGAAACAGATTTGACTAAATCTTTTAACAACAATTGAGGTACGACTAATTCGTACATAAAAGTTATATTTAGTACACGATGAAATATACCACTTGGCATAATATCGTCTTTGAACATTATATCGTTTCCTGAAATCGTTGGATTTAATAATCCTTTTAATGAAAGATGAGGTACTAATGCTATCAAAGTTGATTTAAGTACATTGTAAACCAAGTTTATTTCGCTGCTATTGGTTCCGCTTATCATTATCTGGTAAGTAGAGTTGAATGACTGAGAAAGTTTCTCCTGCGTCATGCCGTTAATCATTTCAGTCTGATAACCCTCATCTTCTCCTATTGTTACCACTGCCGTTTGTTCACTTGGTAGTATAATATGCAATGAAAGATATTTAGCCACTTCAGGATTATAACCGAAACTAACATTAAGGTTCTGTTCGCTTTCAAATACTTTCTTAGCTTGGTCAAAATACTTATACCTATTCATTTTTATAGGTACATTATCTTCGTCAAGTCCTAATAGTTTATAAAGCCAAGACTTTTCTAATTCGTCATTGTACTTCTTCAAGTCACTACGAATAAACGCTATTATCTTTTCAAGCGTATTGTATATTATAATTTCTGGTGTTAAAATTCCACTCATGATATTGTATCGTCTAAAAATTGAGCAACTTCGTTTTCTATTAATGTTTCAACATCTGTATCTTCAACCGCCTTGTCGGACAAATGACGTGCTGTAAAACCTTTATGTATCCAAGATAGTGGGTCGCTATTCGCTCCTGCTCTACGAAAATTTACATACGTGTTTTGAGTAGTCTTTCCGTATGCGGCTGTCTTCTTCATCAATCCCTCGTATATTGAAGACTTATGCTGATATGAACCATAGCTTAATTTATCATTCTCATATATTGCTTCGCGACTTTGTGGAACATCGTATGGACTTGGTATCTCCGATGCTGATAGTGGTATATTGATATCTCTATGGACCATTAAATCGTATATTTCTTGAGGCATTTCTCCAGCAAAACCTGCTTGTCCTACTATTCCTGGAGTGCCCATTCTGAAAGGAATTGTTAAATACCAATCTCCACCAGGCGAAACAATCTTACCCTTGGCGTTATAAACAGGCACTGTATATCTAACGTACTTAGATTTACTGAAACCCTCTTTCAAATCGTATGCAGACGCTCCATTTTCAATCATTTCAGGTAGAGTTCCTGTAAGAACTATCTGCTTTGCAAATCTCCCTTTATCTATTACATTAAGATTTTGAAGATACGCTGGTAATGTAGAATGTAATTCTTGTTTTGCTAATGCCTCCCACTTTTTATAGACTGTAGCTGTAACCGCCTTAACGCATATCTCCGTAAGCTGCTCAATGACTTGAGCAGAAAGTCCGAACTGTCCTGAAAGTCCTGAAAGGTCTATTTCTATTGGCGCAGGCATTGCTTATTATTCTTTTACTGAATTATCTATCAGTTCTGACGAATACTTTGGAGAGTCAAAGATGAAATGCGCCTTGCGTGCTAATACGTTTATAGGCATACTTCTTAGAGTATCATCTGAAAAACTGCATTTACGCTCTCTTACTTTCATCAATTCCCTGTTAGCGTCGATAACGTGATAAACAGGATAGTAAGAATATCGCATTGTTATTGAAATCTCAGGATGTTTCTGATTAACATCTTCTACAGGTACAAATTCTTCTAATGAAGAATCAAAGACTATTCTATTACCATCCACGCGATACATATTCCTTGGTACTGGTATGAGTTTAGTCGTATCTCCAGCATATAGGAACATTGATGTTATTTCCAACGGCTCATAAATAGGATATGCTATCAATTCACCCTTGTAGAAATTAGGCTTGAGAATTTCGCTATAATAGGCTTCAAGTTGAGTTAGAATAATTCTATCCATAAACCCTAACTTATCTATTGCTCTGGTTGTTATTCTCGCTGTACCACGATTAACTTCACCTGCCTGTTCAAATCTTTTTACATTATTAAGACTTTGAGCAACCACTCTCGTTTCTCTCTTATCTACAAAGAACCAACCGCGACCCAAACAGTTATGGCAGGTAGATAGCGCTTGACCAGTAGCTTTATCTACGCAAGGACAACGCATAGCACGTTCTATAAAGGCATCGTAACCATGATTGTAGATTAACCCCTCAAACTTATTTACGTCCCAACCTACGCGTGGTAAATCTAATGACGGTGCTGTTTGATTCGTTACAACATGAGCTGTTAAAATACTCTTTCCCATAACTATAATACTTCAAACGTAAACCCTCTGTAGATACTCTTCATGCTATCCATCATAGATTGTATATCATCCATGTAAAGCTGAATTCTATCTCCGAACATTCCATATTTTCCACCTCTTGAAAGCGGTGTTGATTGAGAAACTCCGTCTAATGAAACTGTAATAGAAGATAGTCCAACTCCATACAAATAACTTCCTATTACAGAAAGCGTATTGATAGCAGCAAATTTTCCTATTAAGTCTATTAAATCTTCTGGAACTTTATCGTCATCCCAACCTGTAATGTATTTTAATCTCCAGTAGTTAGGTATATAAGTTTGTCCAAACCAACCTAAATGAGGACTGATACCATTATAGATTATTGAATTTTGAGACATCTTCGCTCCATGTACGCTTGAACTGTTTGGTATCAAATGTACATTTCTGTAAATTGCTACAGATGCTATACGCTTTATAACCAACCATTCATGAGGATAATCTACCTGACACGCTTCATTTATGTATCCCTTTAAGCTATCAATATAAGCAATAGGATACATCGCCCTAACATAACCCCAATGATTAAACTCTTCACGTACAAAATCACGGCTTTCCTCTATAACCTGCTTTTGAAGTTTAATACTGAAAAGGTTTTCTATACGTTTTTGAGCTGCTTCAATTTGATGCTTTATAGAACTTGGTGCTATCTTACGACCATCGGTTGTACAAACTGGTATGCCGAAAAGATACTTTTCCCGCAATTCGGTTGGACTCATTACCAACCCCTCATTCTTATTGTACGCTATTTTAAGTCTTAAACTCGGCATGTCAGGTAGATTTAATTATTACTGCTCTTCCGCAGACTTATCTTTATTTTCGTTACCATCTTCATCAGTAGGCTTTACGTCATCAGTAGGCTTTACGTCATCAGTATTAGCATTAGCGTCTTCTACTTCTTCAGATGCTTCGTTAAACTTCTTGATCAGATAACCAGACATGAGCTTTTGAGCGGCCTTAGTGTTCTTAGCGAACTTACCCCATTCTTTCTCATCATATCCTGCTTCTTTAGCAATAGAAATCAACTCATCAAGTGGCGCGTTTTTAATCTTGTCTAAAAGCGAATTGATATCAGAACCATCTACATCCTCCTTAGCAGATTTATCAGCATAGTCCCAATCATGAGTATTATTAACAAGAATGTTAGCGCAAGGTTCAGAAACGACCGCTACTCCATTTTCATCTACTTCAATTGTACCATCATAAGGTACTGATAATTTAATGTTCTTTATCAAAGAACTCTTAGCCTTAATCTTTATTTCCATTTTATTTTACGATATAAAAAATAGGAGATGGGGTCTTGGAACCCTACCCCCTATTAAGTTAAACTATAATGTACTAATTACTTACGTATAGTACCGATATTTATCAAGCGTACCAACTTCTTAGGTGCATACAAGAATGGAGTACCATAAAGAAGTATCATGAAACGATAAGCAGGGCTCAACATAGCTAAATCCATCTTCATCAATGGAGCAAGCTGAGCAAACTCAACAACCTCGTTATCGAACTGAACGAGCATAGCCTGATCGCAGTTAGGTAACCATCTGTTAAGGTCGCGTATATCACCCGCACTACCTCCGTCGTAACCACGAGTTACATCATCAAGGCTTACCTCGAACAAAGGATAGAACTGTGAGTCACCAGTACCATTCTTGTAAGTACGATAGATACGATATGCAGTTGCCTTATTCAAACCGCCCCCATCTGTGATTTTGATATCAACAGCACCTCCTGCTACTACTGCGGTTGCAGGTGTAGCAATAGTAAGTTCTGACTCACCAAATCTATTGATAGCAGAAACAGCGTATGTTACATTGCCAGCATCGTTTGTACCCCACTTAGAATTTGCGTCAGCAGCGACAGCTGTAGCGGTTATTGTAGGCTTAACAGGCGCCTTATCAGATGTCTTAACACTGTTCTTAGTCTTAGCAGGATTTTTCTTGAAGAATACGTCTTGGTTCAAACCAATTGGACCAAACTGACTCTCGAACTGACGAACACGCTGACCCATTACACCATCGGTCAATGCGTTAGTGTTAGGCATGATAAACTTATTACCATAGAACTGCTTAACAAAACCGCTTAATACAGCAGGTGCAGCATAGAGTTGCGTAGCCAAACCATAGTTCTCAACGATAGTATTAGCACCAGTTTCAATAGCATCCTCAGTCAGAGCAGCACCGCGTAAATCGACTACATTTTCAGAGTTCATGTAATCGTTATGATTTGCCCAAGCATCGGACTGCTCTTGTTGAGCTAAAAAGCCGTTGAACTCCAAAGGTATCAACTTCTCGTTACCGAAATAAAGAGATTTTGTCAACTTACGCAAAATCCAAAGCGTACCATCCTTAATAGTCTTTTCAATGACGTTACCAATCATGGTATTAACAAGCGTCATCTGATGAGTTACGGACTTAGTTACACCAAGATACTTAACCAACTGCGCTCTACGAACAAATACGCTATCTTCCTCTTCAGGCAACTCACCCTCAGCGTTGAAGCCACCACGGTCTTGACCATAGCTTGTTTGCTGGTTGTACTCCTCTACAGTATTGTATGCAGGTTTCTTAGGAATGTCTTTCCAAAGACGGATGTCACTCTCACGAAACGTGATATGTTTCAAAGTCTTTTCCAAACTCTCAACCTTGAGAGCCGCACCTGACGCATCAGACAGGTTTGTGGTTTCACGACCAGTCATCTCACCAGCGTTCAACGCCTTGGTCAGAGCATCTACATCTTGCTGAGACGAACCATTGTAGCCGTTACCATTGTAGCCGTAGTCCGACAAATTTATTGATAATCTTTCCATATTATGATATTTGAATAAATTATTTAACAATTTCTACACCAAACTCGTTTTTAATTCTTGATATGATATTAGCAGGTAAGTCCTTAGTTGCTTCAAAGTGCATGCAAGCCTTAGAGAACTCATCATCATAACCGCCCTTAGCGAACGTTGCTTGGTCAAGTATCTCCGCTACAGCCGAATGATTTTTAATGCTAACGCGATTTCCTTCCTCGCTACCGCCCTTATTGATATCATCCTCTACACCCTTATCAAAATTCCTTTCGACAGCCTGAGCATGACGAATAGAACGTGGAGCAGCACCGCCACTACCATACTTCTCTAAACGCTCGCTTAACTCTGCAATCTCGTTTTCATAACCCTTGATAATTTCCGACTGTTCGTCAATCTTTTCGTTAGCAAGTTTCAAACTATCAATAGCTTTTTCAAGATTTTCAGATTGCGCCTTTACCATTGTACCAAGTGCCTTAATGTACTTAGTCTGATTAAGATGAGACACTGCTACAGCCTTTTCAATCTTATCGAAACGACCGAACAAATTACCTTTCTTTATATTCTTTGAAGTTTTCTTCTCAGTTTCTTCCTCTTCAGGCTCATCGCCATCCGTTTCATCAACTGTAGCTTCCTCTTCAGGCTCCTCTACTTCTTCCTCATCTGCATCTGCATCTTCGGTTTCTTCCTCTTCACGTTCTGCATCTTCGGTTTCAGCATCAGCCTTAGCAATGAGAGAATTGCTTGCATCCAATCCTAACGCATCGTATGCTTTTACAATATCCTCATTAGTAATTGACTTCTTCTTTGCCATACTTGATATATTATGAATTAATGAATAAATTTCTTCAGCTTTTTCAATCTCTATACCTGGAATATCTTTGAACAACAACTCGAAAACTTCCGACTTTGAAAAAGTAGTAACCTTAACTTCGCCATCAACGCTTTCTCTCTTCAAAGCCGCACCGCTTTCAGTATCTAAATCTTTTTGCTCTTCATCTGCATTTTCATCCTTTGAAGAAATAGGTTCTTTATCAGTCTTTACTTCTTCCTCTTCAACCTCTTTATCAAATATATCATCAATTTCACCCTTAATAATATTTGCAAATGTTTTAGGGTTTTTAGGCATATGAGTTATTGCTACACCCGTGATAATTGCTTTAGTTATCTTCTTGTAATCTGGTGAAGATGGATTATCACTCTTACGTGCTATAACCTTACCCTCGATAGAGTACCCCAATCTACGCGTTTTAGAATCAGCTTCAAGTGTTTTAGCTAAATTCCAAATATCTACCGCAACAGATGAAGATGGGTATAACTTAGTTTCTATATATAAACCATCCTTTCTAATCTCCGCAACAGTAGGCTCTCCAACAATAGTTCCAGGGTTGGTCTTTGCTTGATGGTGCCAATTAACTAAACCTTTTTCAATCAATGGTTTTATATCGAACCCCTTGGGGTCAAGAAATTCTCCATCGCTGTCTTCGTCCGCCGTTGAAGCAATACCGCCTAATAGCATTATCTCTTCACCAGTCTTATCGTCAACAGCTTTCTTAATATCAACTGGACACCAAAACTTAAATTCACTATTCATTATTCGTTTCTCTGTTTAATAACACTCTTGGAACTTATAGCAATATAATAATTGGTAAAATTAAAGTGTTGCTAATTAGACATAGTTCTTTTATCCAACCATAGAAAAATTTTTTATTCTTTGAATTTTTCTGAGTTATTCGGATGTAATAATTAATTTTCTCAATTCTCCTTTCGTTCATATAGTTCTTCTCATCAATGCTATCACGATAATGCTTAACAAGATTTTGAAGACTATCATTTTTGAACTCCAAAGATTTTATCTTAAACTTCAATCTATTTACTTCTACGCTATCCGCAATATGCTTTGTATCAACTTTTTCAACATATACAGTATCTCTATTTATTAGCATTGAAGAAACGACCTTATTACTACATCCTGTAAGAGTGAAAACTAATAAAAATATGTATATAAGGTTTTTCATCCTGTAACTAAATTAAGTTTTTCTAACAAATCATTATTCATAACCCCAGTTTCAGATAGTTTCATCTGTCTTTGAGATAATTTTATTGAAGTTCCTACCCCCATGTTAACCGCTGTATCATAAAGGTCATTAGCTACATTCTGATTTTTTATCTTATCTCCCCAAACTTTATCCCAATAAAGACTTTTATAGCAAGACTTAACTAAATTCTGTAAAGCCGCGTCTGAATCAAGATTTTTAGGAAAATTCGGTTTATGCTTATAAGTATCTACAATTTTCCAACCTCCCCACGATGGGTTAAATTTTCTTGAAATACCCTTATAAGTTTCTTTTCCACTATCAGCATCGTCATTAACATAACCGCCCTCAAAGTTTGAGGTGCGGTTGTAAGCTATATCAAAATTCGCCATTCTTCTTTATTGTTAAACAACTTACGTCAAGACTACTTATTGATAAAAATCTTGAAATTTCATCAGCTTTCTTCTTTACGCTCATCTTGAAATAAGTTTCTAAGATGCCATTAGTAGTAAGATATTCCCTGAAACCATCTTCTATGTCTCTTATTCTCTGAGCCTTGATTAGAATATCTTGTATCCATGGTTCGCAATCCTGTAGATACATCTTATCCTCTCCCGATGTACCCTTGCGAAACAAGTCCTCTTGCCAAGGTTCAAGCAATGGAAAATCTCCCTTAAATGGTATAAGATTTCCAGGCTGCTTCTCGCTTATTATAGACATCGTGTCATTTAAGACATCGAAAAGAATTATCTTTTTATCCATATTTATTAATCCATTGATGTTACAATTTTACTTCTATTCAATATTACATTAAATCCATGGCTGCTATCGTTACCATTATGAACATAAATACCATCATAACCTTTCATAGCAGCATAGATACCTAACAAGGACATATCATTACCAGAACGTCTTGAATGTAAATTCCTTACTCTGGAGTAAATATGGGAGTACAAGTCATCACCCTTGGCAGCTGCTTGAATCTTATTATTCAATTCATTTTCCTTTGTATAATACTCGTTCTTTTTAGTATCAACATCAGATTTTAATTTATTGCTTATATCGCCAGAATTCCTTAACGCCGTATTTACCATTTTATCTACTCTACCGATGTAATTAGTTTCCATGAAAGTCTTAAATCTTTCAGCGTGATAATTATAAGGTTTTGTTAAAGGGGTTTTCCGCTTAATAGCATTATTCTCCCAACCGTGTCGTGTTATTGATAAAGTTGCTCCGCCTATCTTGAATAAAACATACTCCTTATTTTCTCCAAGTTCTACTTTACCGCCATTATCAGTAACCCATTTAGACATGCTTTTTACAACAAAGTCTTCATACGATGGATAGTTAGGTTTATTATTAGCCGTTCTATTACCCCAATCTGTATTTTCTATATCATCGTACATTTCTGCGATAGACTTTTCATTGTAGTGCATTTTCTTATGGACATCGTCACGCACTATTTTAGATACATTCTGAAGTTTGATTTCAGCGTCAGCCCATTCTTTCTTTATCTTATCTAATTCATCCTGTAGTTTATCAATTTCCTTATTACTTCCCTTAGCTGATTTCTTTGGAAGATTATTTTTAATTTCCTCTAATAAATCATTAAGATTTACAACATTAGCATCATTTTCCCATAATAATTTCAACACTCCATTATCATTATAACCTGCGTAAGAATGAGCATCCTGATAAGCACGACTGGTTTTGTAATTACTTGAATCACTATGATTATTTATATCGTCTTTCTTATCATACTTACCTGTATTATGCCAATTGCTATTTCTATCATCTGTATGAGAGTAAATACCCTGACCCCAAATACCTTGAGTACCATAGAAACATTCGTTCTCATAACGAAAAGCATCGCAATAATCTTCAGCTGTTTTACTACCGCCAGACGAATTGCCTCTGAACATTACTGGTAATTTAGATTTTTTTTGCTTCTTTCCAAAAGTCGCTTTCTTTGACAACCCTTGGTCTGGCATTAAATCCTCTTGCTTCACAAATCTTAGATAATATAGACCAACCGCTCTTTGAACTACTATCGGTCAATGCCCTGTCCTTATCTGAATTGATTTTTGCTACCTCATTAAATATACCATCAAGTTCTTTTTCATCTAACTCACGATACATCTTTGCTTTAGATAGTAGTTTACGCTTAGGTATCTTACCCATCTTAGCATTAGCAATAGCTTCCTTTCGCTTTAATTCCGCATTGATATAATCTTTTATACCCTTTAATCCATCAATTCTATCGCCAAATATCTTAGCAAGTTTATCATCGCCTGACTCTTTTAAGAAATTAACAATATCATCACGTTTATCTAATGCTGAATCAATCTGGGCTATAATATCCGTATCTACAAGACATTTTGAGAGCAAACTGTTATATCTCCTCATATCCTTATAGGTACGTAAAACATCGCCATCGAATGGCGGTTGCTTCAAAGCGCCCTGCGCTCTATAAAATAATGAACCTCCGTTATCTACGCGAATTACATTACCTCCAGCATCAATTCTGCAATTATCATTTTGATAAACATCCCAATTCGCTAAAAGAACATCGGCAATAAAACCCTCACCCATCTTAGCAAAATCGTTAGAATTTGGTGTACGAGTGCCTGGAATAAATCGACTTAATAAAGTTACGTCAGTATCTGAATTAGCGTTGTACAGCTCATAATCAGGGGTTTTTTGACCTAATATATTATATAACATATTAGCCATATATTCTGAACGTATATGTTCGGCACTTCCGTTAGGGTTTTTAGCCTTGTCGAGTTTCTTCATTATATACTCGTTACCGCTAACATCCTTAACTAACTTAGCACCTGTTGAACCTCCTATATTAGCATTAACTACAGTTAGACTTTTTATATCAGTTGGAAAAAGCTCATTGATATCTTTATTAAGTTTTTTAGCAGTAGCATCGTCCGTTTTTGAACTCTTACCAACCTTTGATTTTCTTGCTACATGCCATTGGTATTCTGTCTTGCTGCCGTTTTTAGTTGCGCTGTAAATATACAGAACACCATTCATATACTTCGTCTGTCCAGGAATTATTGCCTTTTGAATTTCTTCATTTGGTTCAACTCCGTTTAGTTGGTCAATCAACGATTTGCTAACCTTGATACTGTAATCAAAATCATCATAAATTTCATTTTGAAACTTATAATTTTCACACGCTTTTATTAAAACGTCAATAGAAACAACGCCCTGGGACACTCCCTGGGCTATCGTTTCTAATGCTTTTCTATTTTTGTCCTTAACCATATATTAAAGAATTGCTACATGATTATGAAAATAAAATATCTTCTGCTTCACTCAACGACATGTCATCGAAAAGTCCTTTTTCAACCTTATCGTTCTTCTCTACTTTCTTCTTAGATTTCTTAGTTTTTTCCTCATCTTGTTCTGACACATCTTCGCCAAAAATAATTGCATTTTGCGCTCTTTTCCCGAATAGCTTTTCATAATTGCCATTCTTCTTAGCTTCAGACATTAATTTTTCAAGATTTTCCTTTTGAGCTATCATAGCATTTTTAGAATACATTTCTTCAACATAGTCTTCGGCTTTCTCTATATCGTTATTTTCAGCTTTCAAAAGGTCTAATGCTGATATTTGCCAAGGTATATCAATACCTGCCGTACCCTTTCCAGTTTTACGAACGAAAGAACTATTCTTCCATTTAGGCGCAATATAATCACATAATTCTAAAAACGCACGTGGAGTAAACTTACGAGGGTCTGCGTCATTAATATGCTCTAACATATAATCAAAAACGTCATCCTTAAAATCTTTTATATCATCATCCGTAAATCCATCACGCTCAAATACTTCAGCGCAATTACTTAACTCCATATTCTGATAACGTCCTGAAAGCAACTCTAAAGTTTCGTTTCTCGTGAAATGAATATCGCTCTTAGTAGCACGACTGAGAATAGCTTTCGTATCTTCATTTTTAGAAAGTTCAGATAAATCTTTATTAGTAGTTATGATAATCTTACCTTTCCAAAGTTCTATTTTACCAGTATCAGGGTTCTTAAATACTCTATTCTTAGGGTCTGCGTCATTAATTTTTTTCATCATTGCCATAAGCGGCTTTGATTGCGTTGTTAAAAGTCTATCTGCATCGTCCAAGAATATGATGTGAGGATGCTCTTCACCATCATCGCCTATAAAACTGCCATTATATTTAGCAAGCGTTTTTGCAAAAATTTTATCAGTTTCAGCATCATTATCTGTAAGCATCACATATCCCCAATCAGTATTGTTAGGGTCATCGCCTGGTTCCAACTCTGGAAGACTTAAATCTTCAGCAACGACATTCCGCCAGCCATAAGTCTTACCAGCACCAGCGCCACCTGCTGAAATAAATAATGGTGAGTTTTTCGATTGCGCCCATTGCCACATCTGTCCATTAAGATTATTAACCTTATTTTGAGCAGTTAAATATCCTGGAACTAATTTAGGATCACGTTGATAATAGTCTTTGAACGTATCGTACTTCTGCCGACCTGAAAGCGTATTAGTTTTGAATATTTTTTGAACCTGTGGCGAATCAGGGTCTAACCAAGCTGGGTCAAGTCCGTCATCAAAGTTATCACGCATTATAACCTCATGATCAAGTCCTTTCCAATCGTATGTAAGCGGCAACACCTCATCTTCATTTACCGCTCTATTCATATTCTCCTTAATATCATGGTCGGTTTTAACCTTTTTCCAAAGTCTTTCAAGCGTACCGCTAACATCTATCTTATCTTCAGGAATACCACGAGCAGCTGCTTCATCATAAGCTAATTGTCTTTTTCTTTGGTCAGCGTGAGTATTGTTTAACAGTTTCAAAAGGTCTTCATCGCTCTTTGAAGCATATAATTTTCTTAAACCTGAAACACTCACAGTCTTTCTACCCGATGGTAATTGAATTGACCAATCAGAAAACTCTCCTGGTTCAACTGCGGGTTTCTTAGTTTTATATTGAACCTTAGCGGTCGGTTTAGCTACGTAACCATTAGGCAAATCTGATGAATCAACCGACTTAGCATCATAATCATCACGTTTCTTTAATACATTAAAGATAATTTGACGAGCCTGTTGATCATTCTTCTTATCGTTTACAGCCGATGCAAGTTGAGCAGTTGATGCAGAATTTGCGAAATTAACTAATTCATCTGGAGTATAATCAGAAAGTTTCTTATTAGCGCCTTGCTGAGTCGTTTGACTACCTCCGTTATTATCTGTATCATCTTGCTTAGATTTACCAGATGGCGGGTTATTAACAGTATCTGGTTGCTTAGCGCCAGACTTTTGAAGTCGCCACTTAGGTTGCCCCTTAGAATTCAATTCTGCGCAAACATAGGTTTTTCCTTGATAAACCTTAGTATCGCCAACCTTGGCTTTTTCGATTATTTCATTATCCATATAATTAAACTATTATAATTAAACTGTTAAACCCTATAACTGTAAATTACTCACTGTCCCATTCAATAGGTAATTCTATACCATAGAAATTCTCCATTATATCATCAGTTATTCGTTTTACATTATCTGAATCCGTTCCGCATTCAAGTTCTCTTTTAATTAGTTTCTTTCCTCCGTTACATAAACGAATTATTTCAGCAGCATTCTTCTTAGCGTTGAAAAGCTCACGGATAAGTTCAAAATTATGCTTAGTGTCTTTAAGAAACTTCTTTGCATCTATCTTATTCAAACCATCTTTCAAACTATCAGCAAATTGTTTTGGAGTAGCATCCCATGGAATAACTATCGCCCTAATTTCCTCAAATAAAGGGTCGTATATTTCTCCAGCATCTTTTACTAAACCTCTGTAATCTCTCAATACAGGATATGCGCCATACAACATAGCCTCAATGATAAATCCATTTATATGAGTGTTGCAATAATTAGCGTAATGTTCAGCCCAAGATGGGTCTATTGCGAATTTAGTATTTTTCAAAGTTTCGATAACGTCCGTTCCCGACATTTGACCTCTGTACTTCATTCCGTATTTTATCGCCCTGTTCCATAAAGAAATTTTACCATCAAGTTTCTTGGGTAAATCAGGGTCACGCTTCAACGTACACATATAGTTACTCTTAGTCTTAGTTTCGCTGGTCATATAGTTGTATTCTATGCCCGTTCCAGCAATAACTACTTCGTGAGGTTCATCTATACCTTTATTCAGATACGGCACAGCGGCAATCAATTCTTCCATATGCTTCATACTCTTAAACATATGAGCAGCGAAAAAATCTACTTTCCTATTATTTTTCATCTTAATAGGCATGCGAGCGTTGTCTGGAATATATCTTGGATTTAATAACAGACTTCGTGGAATACCTATTTCAGAGCAGCATTGATAAGCAGCAAGGTGTGCGCATCCCATGAATAAAATCTTATCTTTTAACGCAGATATATTAGACGCTCTTACATTAAAATAAGCATCGTGTACTAAAAATACTTGTTTAATTCTCGTTGGTAAATCGAAGAATTGATACCAAAAATCAAACTTCCTATCTTTCTTATCCCAAGCACTTGATTTTGTAGGCATAAAGTTCCAAAGGATAATATCAGCATCGTCTACTAACTTTTTCCAACGCTCTACCGAATTACTTTCATAAACGCCGATACGATTGCTTGGAGGTAGGAAATATCCATAATAATTATTACGCCAATATCCTGTAGCTTCATCTTTTTGATAACCTCCTGCTTGAGAATGAAACTTAATTTTTCTCTGATGTTCTCCTGTTTCAAACTCCGCTACTTTCTTATCATACGCTTTCTGAGTTGTACTTGATGGAGTCATTTGAACTACATCTACTTCGCAACCTAAATCACGAAATGCTTTTAGCATGCTGGCCATATATTCTACTATACCACCCCATTTCGCAATATCAAATGATGCTATTATTACTTTCATATTTACAATTTATCTCTTGTTGTTAGAAACGATGAGCACATCAATCTTATCTATTTCTTATTAGACTTAATTGATGCGCTATTAGAACTATTCTTCAGTTTCTGATTTCTTGATATAAATATCTTCTGGCAACTGTTTCTTTATATACCCCTGCTCAAACCATAAAAGTCCTGATTGCGACTTATAGAATTTTCTAGCAAGTTCCCATTTTACATCGTGAAAATCTGCTACAGGTATTGATTTGAAAATTTCATATTTTAACAACTGAGCTTCAACTTGACTTCTCGCTCTTTTCTTATAAGAATGAGGAAAATCACGATAATACCAAAGATTTCCTGTTACACTCTCTATAACATCACGAATAAAGCAGTGCATTGGATGACCAACTCCCCAAGGAATAACTAATTGAACATCCCGATGCTTCTTCTTGAAATTAGTTATAAAAGTAATAACTTCTTTACGAATAGCATCTACAGTTTCCTGACCGAAAAAATCTACAAGATGTGCTTCTGAATTCTCGCTTGTAACTTCTTTATACTTTTTATGAAAGCTATAAAACGACTCATCGTCGAATGGTACTTCAAGGTGATGATAAGGAATGCCTAAAAATTCATACAACTTCTCATCTTCCTTTACACGCTTTTCGTTATTTTCAATAGTTAACACTTCAGTGTCATACTTCTTATCAAAAAGGAAATGAGAGGCACTAAATAATACATCATCACTATGTGGTTGAATACACAAAATCTTTTTCATTATACATTCATTTTTACTAACTACCTTTAGTAACCTTGATGTTCAATTTGACGCCTTGTAACTTCTTATTCTTAGGTTTATACTTTCTTTCTTTTACAAAGGCGTTCATTTCATCATCCCAATCAAATTTAGGGTCACGATAAACTAAAGTACAACGGCAATAAGGATGTACAGGTGAAACTGTAGGTAAATAATCCCTTACCCTACGACCTATATTATTTCCATTTGCTAAAATATCCTTTAGCTTGAAAATTATTGGACGACTATTCTCATCATCAGGGTCTTCAAGATAAAGTTCCTTGCAATGTCGACATGCTCCTTTGTATACATCAAAATATACTTCAGCATCCTCTCCATATTCACGAAATATAGAACGCGCACGGCCGTAATTATAAGCCTCATGAAGAACATAATAAGCTATTCTCAACCAATCTCTTTCCCAATCATCCGTTGCGTGTCCTAAATCTGAAGCAAGTTCCGCAGCAGATTTACGATACTTTACAGCTTCAACCGCCTTGTCTTTAATTTTCTTTTGTATCTTAACTTGCTCCTTGATATTGGCTCTTATAATAGTGTTAGACGTACCCTGAACAATTCTACTACCTAATCCAGTAATATCCGTATAAGCGCGATTTTTTATTTGTTCTAAAGCAAATTCTTCTTCCGTTGTTAATGGTACGAAATTACCAGACTTGATAAATTTCAAGAATTGTGAGTAATTCATCTTCTTTGCTCTATCATCGCCCAATGATTCAGAAAGTATGCCAAATAAGAACGCTTGTTCAATTATTCCCTTAGAATTTTTGAAAGCGTCTAAATCTACCCCTGATGCTGTAAGAATGTCTATTTGAGGTTGAGTAAGATACTGAACCCCTAATTGACTTGCAATAAAGACGAATTGATGTCTCTGTAAGATACTTATTATATCCTTAATTTGCTGTAATGTAAATATCATAGCAATAAAATAGGTTGCCGAATTGATTTAACAACTCGTACAACCTATACAATTTTAATTATTTGTAAATTTTCTCAACTTCTTCTGTAGCATTCAACCCACAATGCAGGGTCTTACCAATCTGATTACGAACACGAGCGTTATTCTCATGAATAAGATTTACATTATATCCGCAATCATTAACCTTTGATAAATCTATACCTTTATTTTCCATAATCGTAAATTTTACTATCCCTTATATCCTGCTGTATCTAAGTCTTTCATAATATAGAATTATCTTATAAACCCAATTCCTTAGCTAACGCCCTTTTTACTCTTAAAGAAAGATTATCTTTATAAAAAGATGGGTCATCAATCTTCACTTTCTTTCCATTAGCTGATAACGTGTAAGAACCATCTTTATTCTTACTAACATCAACATTAACACCGTTAATATTATGGGAATACGTTTCAGATGCTACAGTCTGATTTTTTGAAATATTCTCGTTAACATTAACTTTTGTAGCATTATTTTTAGATGACGGTTTATTGATTGTTTCAGTATGCTTTTTATTCGCACGTCCATTTATAGTTCGCCAATCTCCTCGTCCCTTGTTCGCTGAACCTACCCACACCCACTTTCCGTTGGGGTGTATATCCCCGTCTTTATGCGCTTTTTCAAAATCTTCTTGTTCGCATCCAAAAGACTTCCTAATGCGAGTTTGAACTATCATCCTATGTTTAAAAATATCATTCATAATAATTAAAATAAATATTTAATCAATAACCTGCCGTATCTACGTTGCTGAATAGAACCATCTTTATATCTTCAGACGGGTGAACTGTAGCTAAACGACCTAAATCTTGACCATTATCAAAATCTTTCAAATCTTTATAGAATGGTCTCAAATTTCTATTATTCTTATTGTTAAGAATAAGGTGCAAACCGCCTGATGGAGTTTCGTATTCAGCTGCAACTTTGATGTTATAATCATTAGCACGCTTTTTTACTTCATCCCAAACATTTACCGATTTTCCTTTTATCTTAACCTTACTATCTCTGGCGGTGTCTATATCAAGCAATACTTTTAATCGCTCATTCTTCCAGGATGGTCCAGTCTTAGCTTGACCATATAGAATTGCTTCAGCATTCTTATATCTTGGGTCATTAGTACTGAACCTGCTCTTAAATTTACCAATAAAATTATTAACCTGACTTTGAGAACGACTATTTATTGATATATAAGCGCGTGCATTATTATATTCGCAAGCCTTAACTATCTCATTCTTTATTGAATCAAGTTCCGCTGCTGAATGTATGAGATAATAATTCAAGAACTCTCCGCCGCTATGATATGAACCTTTTATACGTCCATCTTGACGCCATTGCTCTGCATCAGGCTTATCCTTATTATCTTTCCAACGCTTGATAATCTGAACAAAGTAAACATCGTCTGGCGACTTAAATTCCATGTAGTTTTTCAATAACTCGAAGTTATCTACAACACGCTTATCTTGATACGCTACGTTTTCGTTCTTTAATTCAAGTTCCGTAAAAGCATCACCGCTAATAGTAGTTCCAGCGTCCTGATTGTCGTAACATAAACGCCAGTTGCCGTTAGGCGTTCTTTTAAGCAACATTTTATCTTTGTCGGTGAACGTATCTGAAATGTCGGTGAACGCTTTTTGTAAAGCCTTAAACCCATGCACTCCATTTATCCCCTTACCCTCAACGTGCTTCTTAGACGCTTTATTTACAACGTGCCAGTCGAACTTTCCAGGCTTATATTCTGTCCAAACATATTGCTTACCATTATAATAAAGAACATCGCCTGCAGCATGTGCCTTTTCAATATCTCCGTCAATAGCCTTGAATATTGCTTCTGCTTCCTGCAAATCTCTTATCTTAATTCTATGAATCAAATCTTCATTCATCTTCTTTTAGATTTTTAATATTGTTTGAAGTAACTTTTGCTACATATTTTAACACATCCGCTAACGCTTCAGAAAGATTATCGTTAAATGCTCTTATAAAAGCATTCTCATAACTCGTAACTGTTTTGAACGGACTTGGTATAAAATGTTCGTCCTTTTCTTTCTTTATCTTTGTCATTTTAGAACTTTATTCCAGCATTGATAGTATATCCATACTTATCATACATTCTTATTCCTGAAACTCCGATTAAGAATTTTTGTCTCAAATCTATACCGAACTGCAATTGATTTGTTTGTAAATCTACCGAACTACCAATCATAGTGTAAAATTGCAATAACGGCACTTTATAAATCGTTTTAGTTTCAGTTACAGTCTTAATCGTTGGATTGATATAAGAATTTGCTAATATAAGACGATTTTGATTAACCTCAGCGTTCACCCTAAAAATTCCAATAGTATCATTAGAAAAATCAAGATTGTATTTTCTGGTAAGAAAATAATCTTTAATAGAGTTTGAGGTATCTACCGCCGCAACTTCTTTTCCACCCTTAGAAAGAACTTTGGATGGAAGAAAAATAGTGTCATGATTACTCTTTCCATATCTCCATTTTACAACCTCATAAGGCTCTGGATGAATAATGGTATCTTTTATTACATTACGGCTCTTAACGTATTTAATTATTTTCTTCGTTTCTACAGGCTTTTCATTCACAAACGCTCTCCCTATAAGGAAACCTATTATTAACGCTACGGCAACCAAAATAATGCTATTCCCAGTGATTTTAATCTCTTTCATATTATGACTCTATCTTTAATCGTCTTTCGTACTCTGAAACTAAATCCTCAAGCTGACCAATTCTCTTTATAGCAGCTTCATTCTGAATATGAGTTTCCTCCTGATACTTTTCATATTGAGCAAGTAATTCATTATACTTCCTTTTATCAATATTACGTTGATTTTCATAATTCTCTCTTATTTCATTAAGTTCTGACCGAAATGACTTAATGATTTCATTAGACAGTTGGCGTTCGTTTTGTAATTCGCTATACATATTAGCATAGCGATTTTTCCACCACTCGTCCTTAGACTTCATTTCTTCATTAAGAACGTCATAACGATTTTTCCAAAATGCATCCGACTTAGCATCAGCCTCAACTGTTGCCTCACGGACTTCCTGAAGATACTTCTTATGATATAAAATTCTGCTAAATAAGGCATATCCTATACCACCAGTTCCAAATAGTAATGAAATTATAGAAAATATATTTTCATGCATTATTCCACTCATAAATTTCTACCCTTTAATCGCTTTAATTTCAACTTAGCAATTTTTACGCTTTTAATATATGTTTTGTAGTTATTATTTGAGCGTAAACAGCGTACAATTTCGTCAGCAAATGTTTTTATCAATTTATCAAATGATGCACGATATATCTCTAAATCATTAACATTATTTATCGTACAAAGATAAAATATTACCTTGGTTTCAGCACTAACATTATTGAAATACTTATACCAATTATTATTGTCTGAACTTACAAATCTAAAATCTCTCCAATAAACTCTTGGCATAATTCTATCTACGCTATCAGAAAGAGTTGAGGAAAAAACTCTACTCATTTCTGAACAACGCTTGTTTAGAGTTAAACCACCGCCCTTACTATGATCATTAAAAAAGTCTATTGCTATTGCTATACTATATTCACGATGTTTCTTAACGACAGCCTTAACAAAATTCGTCGAACGTGAAACGACTTTAATCTTTCTACTTCTTAACTCATCTTCCAGAGCGTTTACAAAATACTTAGCATGACGATTAAAACTTTTACGAGTTAAATAGACAGTTTTACACATAATTACTTAGATTAAATATTGTCTATCAAATTCTGCAACGTATTGATTTCATCCCTGAGAGTTTGACGTTGATTTAACACCTCAGTCATATTATCGTAAGGTTCAGGTGAACCTGTAATCTTAGCTTCATAAGTTTTAATTATCATATAGTCGGTTGAAGATAATTCGTTTTGTTTAGCTTTTATCTTCTGCCTTACAGCACTTACATCAACAACTTCTTCATAGCTTTCTATTATATACCCGTCTTCTTCTCTAAATTTTGGACGTTTGTAATAATTCTCTTTCAACTTCCCCTTGAATTCTTCTTCCTTAAATGGTAACCAATCCTTATAAGCATTAACATTCTTAGAGTATTCTTCATCAAGTTGATGTCGTAAAACTATCTTCAAAAGTTCCTCTGGTAGTCGTTCATCTTCTTTCTTCTTCAGAATAGCGTTGATTACACTATCTTGAACAGAATTTTCCGCTTTCATTCTTTCATAATCTTCATCAAGTTGCTTTTTATAAGCATCATAATCAAAGATTTGAATATTTCCGTTTTCTAATTTTGCTATCATAATCTTACCCTCCGTTATTAAAGTGCATTAGACATTTTAGAACACTGCCATAAGCCATTAACGTTAGAACTTGAACTATAAAATACTCCAGGTACCCATACGAACATATAACAGGAACCTCGTTCATTTACACTAACATCTTTTCTACTTTCGCCAATAGTATCTATTTCATTATTACCCTGAGCATAAACATGATACCCTTTTCCTCCAGCTTGTACGATATAAATTACAGTTCCTCCAGCTGGGTCTTGAGGCAAATATATATTTTGATTCTCTTTAGATTCACAGACTATGAAACTTTCATTATTAGCCAAAGTGTACGTTGAATTGCTAACATACTTCATTTTATAAGTCACTCTTCCTAATAATATTCTGGAAAATCCTGCATCAAAAGAATTTTCACGATTATCATCGTTTATTGCTGTTAAAGCGAACGTACTATTACAAGTTTTATTACATATAGGCGATTTGAAAATAGTTGCTGCATAATTTTGAAAAGGGTTAACGCTGGATAAATGAACTGAATTATTAAAATCTTCCGACTCATAAGAAAAACTATCTGTCGTTACTTTCAATCCTTTTTCACTGCTATTATTAACAAGTTCTATGGTATCGTCACCATATTTTCCGTGCGTACCATCACTATTAAATCGAATATAACCATCCCAAAGCGCTAAAGATGTGCGCGGCTTATCATCTGATGTTTTCATTTCTGATGATAAACTTCCAGGTGCTATTATCCCAAGCTGATTGAGTTTTCCAACAGCCTTAGAAAATGCTTCATCGAAACTATTTCCAGCAACAGGCATTTGCTCTTTATTGTAAAGTATAGAGTTACTTTCATATTTAGGTTTCCAATTATCTGAAAGTCTACCGCTAACGCCAATATGTTTCAACCAATACTGTATCTTACTTATCGCACTTTGAACAGTATCATTATTGTTAACATATTCTTGGGTCTTAGCATCAGCATAATCAAGACTCAATCTAATTCCTGTAGCATATTGCAGTTTATTTATCCAACGTTGGAACGCACTAACGATATTAAACAATGTATCGCCTTGCTTTATGTCACCTGTATTACCACTTAAATTAGGATTGAGTGGTAACTTCTTAGAGAATATAGAAGTATCGCTTGTAGCAGTTGATATATTAGTATTAGCATCGGTTATTATGTTCTGATTATTCTTACCTACTGTATCAATCTGTTGTTGTAGATTTTTAACATCGCTATCATAAACATCTTTACCTACAACACCGCCTGTCTTATTTATCAGAGAACTTAAAGCCTTAGCAAAATTAAAGAACAATCCGTTACTCCAAGATATTGCATTGTTTGCATTTGGAGAAATGAGTTTTGAAAAAGACATCTTAAAGAAACACCATTTCGTTCCATTCTTTTTCTTACCCAAAAGATAATCAGTGTTATAATTTGGAGTATCATCCGCAAAGGAAAAAACCAATTGATTAGTATCTTGATTAAATGTAGCATTCAATCCGTCAATCAAAAGATTGGAAGATGATATATGATACTCTTTACCCTTACCAAGGTCATCTACTATTACATTACCCTTAGTATCATTGTATTGAACTTTAGTTGTTGTTATTGCTATCGCTAATACATTACTTTTATCCGTTATCTTAAAGAATGAACCTACTGATAAGCCATTATTTTTAGCAGAATTTACCAATTCATTATAGGTAGTCGCTTTAACAATCTGAGGGTTAAGACTGACCCACCTACCTTGTGTAACATCGTAAACCTTATGCTTCTTCTCCGATGCATTATTATCGTACCAAATCAATAGGGTATTTGACGGTGGAGTATTTCCGACACTAATACCAGCAACTAATCCTAAATTCTTTGTACTTGCCATAATTATATATCTTTATTTTCTTCTTTGCTCAAAAAATCTTCAAAAGCCTTGACAAATATAGAACGTGATTCAGATTTCTCTTTATATTCATCATGCTCGCTATCATTATCTTCTTGCTCTTCGCTTTCTTCTTCGTTTTCGTTATCTTCCTTATCAGAAGAATTTTCATCGCTGCTACCAGCATTATATCTATCAAATGGATTTTGAGGTTTTTCTTCCTTATCAGGTTTTTTATTTTCCTCTTCAGAAGAATTTTCATTACCATCTTCTTCCTCATCATTGCCCCAATCATCGAAATTGAATCCGCCGTTATCACCTCCCTGCTCTTGCTGTTGTTCTTGCTGCTCTCGCATTTTATTAGCCTGAAGATTTTGATAGAAAATAGAGTTTTCAATAACCTCTCCGTTTTCTTCAATTTCTGGTAAGTCATATTTTCGTCTGATTTCATTGACAGTCATAAAGCTATTGAGTTTCTTTATATCCTGCTCAAGTTCCTGCTCCACTGTCATTCCGTTCAATCCCATGAACACGAATTCAAACTCAGGATTGATTTGCGAAACAATATACTTATTTATCTTACGCTGAATGAATTTTAGCATAGGATATAAACCCTTATCCTTAGAATGCTGAAGACGCTCCGCTTGATTTCCCTCGAATAGTCCCGCATTTCCTCCGCTACGACTAATGTCCCAACCTATCTCTGATGGGTCTATGGAATATATAGCGCAGGCCTGTTTGATAAGATATTCCATCCAAGAACTATACTCCATATCGCGATTGTTCTTTTGCAGGTCTATCCATTCTACATCAGCATCAACGACTGGAGTTTTCCAAGATTGCATTACACCGCTAATCATCGCCTGCCACTGCTGACGAAATTGCTGTAACGCTTGCTCATTCATTCCGCCCTTAACTCTTAAAAGTCCCTTTGGCGCTGAACCTTGAGAGAAGAAACGTCTATTATATTCATCACCCCAAAGCATTGATGTAATTACGTTTATGAGTTCTTCCATTTCAGAACATCCGTAACCATTAGAATAAATAGACGTGGATGGATTGCGAACTCCAAAACAAAGTTCCCAGGGATAAAATTCATTTACAACGGCATTCTGATATATTTGTACATATTGAGGTAAATATCCGTTTTGTTCCTTTTCTAAATCTCTCAGACTATTATTATACCAAAGTCCAGAACCTCTATTATCAAAAAACTTGTTTTTATAATCTTCCTTGAAAGCTGTATCGGCAATTCTAAATGTTGAAGCATCTACCGCTGTAAAACTTTCCAATTGACCTCTACGATTGCGAACGCATTCAAAGGTCATCTGATCAAAGGTAAGACTATCATCTACAATCTTACGAATAAAAGTATCAAAGTCATCATTTACCCAAGATGAGCTGCTTCCGCAATTTATTATAAAATCAGTAATAGCATTAGCAATCTTTTCATCCTTAGCGCTCATTTTCTGCTCTATGCCATCCTTTGGTTTTTTCTTAATTACAAACCCAGTGTTGTATCTATCTGCTTGAGGCTCTGCAAAGTCGGCTATCTGATTTTTTCTCGTCTTTATAATAGCCGACATGATAGGTGTCTTAGCCATTCTTTGCAATGTCCTATAAGATAGCGCAAACGGCTTATCCTTATAACCTAACATAGCATTGAATTGCAATGGGTCTATAAGGAATGCCTTTGAATTGTCAACTAACGGCCTATTAGCAATTTTTACAGCAGCTTCATTCGCAGCTATCATATCAGAGGGATTGTCTGATTTCATAGCCTTTTCTATTGTTCGAAATGTTTTTGCCTCCAATTTCTTTTTTGCTAATTCGATAGCCTTTAATTGTTGAGCGTAACTTCCCATATTATTTAATTCGTATTTATTTTCAAATGTATCAAATTCTTATAACTGAATAAAATAGGGTAGGTTTCATGATTATAATCAATCCGCCTACCCTATGGATACTATATATAGAAATATTCTAATTCTTCTTCAACATCATACTTTCCACCTCCCTACTATTTTCTTTATCGAAGATAATGAATTTGTCTGTAAGGTCTTCGTATAACACTACAACATTATTACTTTCTTTTAATTCATAAATAGCTGTATTATCGTTGATGTTAAAAACAAAATTTTCATTCTCTCTTATATTATTAAAAAGATTATTAAATTTTTCAACCTCTATTCCATCAGCCGCATCCTTTAGACAATAGTATCTCAAACGCATAGCTGATGTATCTAATTCGATTGATACTGTTTGGATGTCGAAGTCTAAACTTTCTGATAAACTGACTAACTTACCGCGTTTCATTTTTCTACAATTATTTCTTTAGTTTTGGGAATAAATGCGCTACGCTGCTTACCCTTACCAATTTGCATCTTCCAATATTTCTGGAATTCGCATAGCCACATTTCGATTTGATGTAAAGTTATATTGCACTTATCGCTAATTACATACTTTTTACTTTTCTTATCCCAATAAACAAATGGAGTTTTTTCTCCCTTAATTTTACTAACTTTTGCTAATGCTTCTTCTGCAGCATCCTTTAGACGATATATGCCGTCTTTCTGTTTTCTTATCGTATCAAGATTGGGATATATAAGACGAATACCAATTGAGGCACCTGGACCAACATTAGTATAATCATTTTGGTCAAACTTCATGAACTTTCTGTCCGTATATTTATCAATATAGGTAAAATCTTGATAGAATTCATGAGCAATAAAATCAGCTACCGCAGGCAAGGTCTTCAGATACTCAATAATATCTTCAGGTTTCTTTGCCGTTATAACCTTATTGATTATTTTATTGATATTCTTATGCAAGGTAGGTATAACCAATCTGGTATAGCAATAATCTCTCGTCTTTCCTGGGGTTGCTTGAGAGTTTATAAGGTAAGCTGTAGTGTACGGGTTTTGACCAACGCTACGTATGCCTTCTATAAACTTAGCAAACTCATCTTCGTCGTACTCTTCATAATCTGGTATTCCATTCTTCCATTTAGTAGCAGAAATAAGTTCATTTGCGTTGTTACCAAACAAATCCTTTTGTAAGGTCTTTCCTTTAGCTTCAAACGTAAATGTTTCAGGATTGTTGAAGAAACGAAATACCATCATTTTCCAAATCAAGTTCTTTAATGATAAGCTATCGTCAAGGATAATGTTCTTAATCTGCCATTGGCTATTTCTATCTAAATCGCGATAAACATTGGTAAACTTTGAACCTGCTAATATCTTATCTTCAGTCCAGGGTCTATCTTTTTTATCAATAAATCTACGTTTCCAAATCGCCATGCGTTCATGCATAACGTTAAAAAATAATTCAAAATTCTCTTCGCAAATCTCCATTGTTTCTGGAGGTAATTGATCATACCAAGAATAATTCTCAAACATCATTTCAATCTTTTATGTTGCACTCTAATTAAAAATTCTCGTTTTGCTTCCACGTTCCCCCTATTCATAATTTTGACTAAATTAGACAACGATAATTTTTCAAATAGTCTTCTTGGACTATCATATAATTTAGCTTTCCTTGCGTCAAAATTACATAGGTTTGAACAAGTCTTAGGTTTATTATAGCAGCATACATTTAATATTGGTAAATAGGAATTTCCTGATAATTTATAGATTTGAAACATTTTATCACCCCAAATCTCAGGATATTTTACAATATCTCCAATCTTAAAGTATTTCCAGATAGTATCATTTTTCATACTAATAAAAACCCTGTAATACTTAAAACGGCGATATCATTATTTCTAACGATAACCGCCGTCTTGGGAATATATTTAGTTGAACTTGAATACTAAAACTTGTCTTGGACTTAAAGTGAATTTCTCATTATCCTTGATATTATTCAATAGAATTTCGCAAGCCTTAATATCTATCAAACAATCGCAGACGTTTCTTACCTTATCATTATACTCTCTGCGCGCCTTAGCCTCCTGAACTGAACTTGGTATGTTACCTTGAACGTTTTCAGATGCGCTTAAAGTCTGAACTACGTTTATACCCCTCTCTGGAACGTAAGTTTCATCCCAATCATAGAACTTATAAGTAGTTTCAATGCCTATATCGCCAAGCCAATACTTAGGAACATCCCTTGTTGGAGCAGTACCGCAATCTGCTAATAGCTTATTAGCATCGGCAGAACACTTCTCTAAGCACTCTTTCTTAGCAGGCAGAACTACGTTTTTGATTTGATCTTTAATTTCCTTACCAGTCTTGGAGATAGTTATCTTGCTATCAAAACTACAAATAGCATCCATTACATCAGACTTTTCAAAGTCAAACTGTTCTCCAACTACACCAAGCGTTCTATTCAACTCCGTATCAGTATATACCGCCTTGGTAATGCCGTCTTCGTCCTCTAACGATACATAACCCTTACTCAAAGCATAATCAAGCACCTCTGACTCATTCGCCTTGTTTACTTTCTCTCCATCTTCGGCTTCACCCTTATTAACTATATCATCGGCTTCAGGAATGGATTTGAAACTTCTTCTCAAGTTATCAACTTGCTGGTTACGAGCCTTACGAAACGCTTCAGTAACACTTTCAGTCATATTATTCATATTCTTTTATTTAATTGGTAAACCATAGAAATTTTCCAAACTATACTCATTATTATAACTGAATGAGTTCTTGTTATTATTTACATCATCAAGCATATTCATAAGCAGTTTCTTACCATTATACGTTATATCAACATCGTTGTAAACTGAAAGATTTAACCATGTCATCTTTACATTAAATAGTATCTTTCCTAACGTATCTTCATAATTAAGGTTTTTACAGAACTCGCAGAAACGCGTTGCTATCCATTGAGACATATCAAGAACGCTTGCTCCATCTGGAACTTCGTATGGCGTTATAAAGTCTATGAATTTATTAAAAGCTACGTTCCCAAAACCCTTTTTCAACTTAGGTATATTATCCGAAGTATCTCCCATAATAACCTTATACAACAAAATCTCAAATGGTTTAACGCTTTCTACAATTACATCTGGATCAAGATAATCATTCCAATACGCTTCATTAAAAGCAGTACAATAAAACTTCAATATCTTAGAATTATTATTGAATAAAGATACGTCATTATTTATAATCTGTCTTATATCACTATCTCCTGTAATTATTACTAATCGTTCCTCAAGCACCTGAGAAAAATATATGCTCCAAATGTAAAGCAGGTCATCACCCTCTGCACCATTCACTCTTGAAACAATTATTCCTTTACTTCTAAAGAATTTTTCGATTTCATCTATCATTGAACAAAAGTCGCTGTAATAATCTTCCTTAAACTTAGTTTCAGCGTACTTATAGTTACTGTAAAACTTATATCTCCAGGAATGACTATCTATTACCATAGCTACCTTAGAAACATCCTTAAAACGATTTACAGTGGCGCAAAAATCTATGATCACCTTACGCATGAAAACTTGTCGTTTCTCCTTATCTCTTAATGCTTCAACGACCCTCTGTTGATTTTCTTCTGGAGATAGTTTTCTATCTTGATAATACATTTGCCAGACCGAAAAGCAACGATGTATCAAATAGTTGCCATCAAACAATATGTTAAGTTTCTTATCCATTGTTAAAATACATGATTTATATAAAAGAACTATGGAGTAACTTCTCAGCCACTCCATAATCAAATCTTCTTACCTTAAAACTTAAATAAAATGAGACACATCTTAAATTACAGCATTATCCTTATAGTTTGACATTCAATGTATTACTTCTTCTATTCTCACTTATTGGTTTATATATATCTGTATTCCTGCCTTCTTTATAACCCATATGTCTTGCCTCTTCTGTATCACCTCCTGCCGTTGCCCTGCGATACTTAACCTTATTGTATTTATTTGCTATAAATTCGTCAATAGCGGCATTATTACAAACAGTTAGTGCAGTAACCTTATTGCTATAATCAACATCCCTTTCCGCCATTTCTTTCATTCTTACGTCTAAACCTGCTACACATCCCATCAGAAAACTTCTTTGAAAGCGGTCTTTTGAAATCTTACATCCTGATAGTAAGTATTCTAATCCCAGCTTATATTCTTTCCACTTTTTATTAGAAATTTCTACAAACCTTTCAGCGAGCATATTCTTTAACCATTTCACAGTTTCAAGATTTTCTGGTTTACCAATGATCATTAAATTTTTGTAAGAATTTCCGTATTGAAAGCATTTACAGAAATTATACTTACATATAACATAAGCAAGACGATATTCCCACTGACCGCCGATACTCTTATAATTATATCCACTGGTCTGCTGTTCTTCAACGCCGTCTTTTCTTTCATCCTTGCTTATTGAACTTTCAACCTCTTCCATAGATAAATTATATTCAACAAGCAGTCTTTGTATAGCGGATGCGGCGGCGGCAGCTTCACCCTCGCTATTGATTTGCTTTGCACCCTCATAGAGTTTCTTTAACTTCTTAAGTTTCTTCAATACGTCTTCAATTTTCATATTATATAGAATTTTTCATTACATTAAAATAAACCTTGGCGAATTTACCAAACATTGCGTTATTTTATAAAACCAAGAAAATGTTTTGCTCTCGTGTAAGCAACATAGACTAAATTATATTCCTGTTCAGCCATCCATGGAACCATCATGCAATACTTCAAAAGCATCTTATCCTCTCGTATAATGAATACTCTATCTGATTCCAATCCCTTAGCCTTATGAATTGTACTTAAACATATTCCTGATTTCTGGTCGTCCTTGAAGATGCTTTCGATACGATTTATAACTTCAGATGATTTCTCTAAACCCTCTGATATGATTTCGATTGCTTTAATCTTATCTTCAAAAGTCTTATATATATTATTCTCTCTTGCCTCTGCTTCTGAACAATGCGTCTTAGCTACAATCTTACCAATAATGCGACCCTGCTCCCTCTGAAATCTTGAAAACACATCCTGCATCAACTTACAGTTAGTCTTCTTAATCATATTGATAAGATTTTCGCCAATATCTCTACCTTTTACATAAGCCTTAACTCCATTGGAAATATATCTCATACAAAGTTCCACTAATGGCGTTGTAACTCTACAAAGTATCATATCACCATCCTTAACATCTTCAATCTTACAATCCCTATTAACTTCACCTGCAGGCGCCATGGGACGTGCTTCAATCTGTGGTACGATACGCTTTGCTAAATCTATAATGCTACTATCACAACGATAGCAAATGCTTAGCGGCAATCTTGCTGTATTAGGTATTTCCTTAAGCAATTTGAAGCTTTTGGCGTCTGCACCGCTAAAGCCGTATATTGCTTGCTTAGGGTCTCCAACGGCAATAAATCTACCGCCATTAGGTTTTATGCACTGAAGAAATAAATTCCTTTGAGCAGCATTAAGGTCTTGGCATTCGTCTATAAAAACCCAATCGTAACGAAACAGGTTTAACTTCTTAATGTTAGGAAAATAAATCATGTCTGTAAAATCTATTCTATCTGTTTCATTCTCTCCCCAGGCAATAGACTTCTTAACAATATCTACTTCGTTATCAATGAGCATTAAATTATGCTTCTCTGCAACGTCTTCTATATCTCTGTTGGTACTTATAAGGTTCACACGCGCTAAATCTATTAGCATTAAAATATTGCTCTTCCAATCAGCTTTCTGTTCTCCGCATAAATCTATCGTGGGTGAAAATACTCCGTTCTTTATTCTCTCGTTAACATAAGATAGATATTTACTACCATCTACATTGCTACGAAAGGTTTTCATAATAGCAGAGCATCCTAATGAATGTAACGTTTTAATATCAACATTGGGTAAATTACCTATTTTGATTTTCAATTCCTCTACGATTGATTTATTGAAAGCTAAAAATAAAATTCGTTTATTGGTAGGTATTATCTTCAAAGCGTTTACTATAGTAGTAGATTTACCTGAACCTGCTACTGCATCTACTACCGCATTCCCCTTACACTTCTGAATGAAAGTATAAACTGCTTTTTGATACTTACTTGGCTTGAAATTTCCCATTTTCTCATTTTATTTATTCTACCATTAAAAACCTTGGCGTAAAAATCTTTGGCGAATAAAAGCGGATACGCGTTTCACAACGAATATCCGCCAACTTCTAAACACATAAAACAATTTCAAGTCTTCATTATCAAAATATCTTTTTGAGCATATTCATAAAGTCTTTCTTCGGATGGGTTACAATAAGCGAATAATAATCCAATCTTACGCTTTCGACCTAAATCATGATAAGTTTTAGTAATTTTCTTGAACTTATCTGAACTATAAATAGCAGCGTCATCTACGCATATTGTCCACCACGGCTTTATCTCCTTAGCATTTTCACCGAAATAAGCGTAACAGAAACATCCAAAAACTTTTTCAATAGTCTTAACTATTCCAAAGATAAACGCTTTATTGCTCATTACTTTCTTCCTGTACTTCCATGTCCGCCAGCACCTCTTTCGGTCTCATCAAGAAAAAGAACTGACTCAAAACTTATTTGCTCAATCTTATTGATAACCATTTGAGCTATTCTATCGCCATTGGAAATTTCAAAATCCTTATCGCCTAAATTTATCAAATTCACTGCTATCTCGCCACGATAATCTGCGTCAATAGTTCCTGGAGAATTAAGGACTGTTATACCAAACTTAGCGGCCAAACCGCTACGTGGACGAACTTGAGCCTCATAACCATATGGTAATTGTATAAATAGTCCTGTAGGTACTAACAGATGCTTTCCAACAGGAATGACAACGTTATCTGTTAAATTTGCTCTTAGGTCTAAACCCGCACTACCAGATGTTTCGTACTTTGGTAACTCATTATTACTCTTATTTATAACTTTTACTTTTAACATATAAGATTTATTTATTGTTCATAAAATTTTTCACCCTCTCTCTGAACTCCCGTTCCTCAATTTCTTTCTCTTGTTCTTTATATTTACGATTCAATCTTTCATTAACAATTATTGTTAATGCTACCCAAAATCCAAACATTACAAGAAAAAACTCGCGAACATCATCGTCGCTATTTAGCCAATTCTGTATATTAGCACCGATATTGGATGCATCAATCTCACCTGGAAATGAAATAAATAATGCTACAATTAACACTAAAATAAAGCAAACTATTCCTAAAAATGAACGACAAGCTGCTTCTCCTAAATAATTAAATTTCATATTCTATAACTTTTTTGTTTCTATCAATAGAAACCTTGGAGAAATAAAAAGAACAGCTATCTTCTCAGACAACTGTTCTTAAAAAACTACGTTATATAAATCTATGAATTCCGATTTTATAAACTCTGTATGATTATGAAAACTCATATTTCTTTTTCAATTTATCTATTTCCTTTACAGATAAATTAGCGCTATGCTGCAGTTGCTCAAAAATATTATCTACAAAACTTTCTACTCTCTTATTCGCCTTATCGGTTAAATAGAATTTTTTATTATCGCTAACCAGCTTTTTCATATTAGGCAATATCGCATGGGCAGTTGCTACCATAGCATCCCTAAACTTAGGATTGAAATAAAATCCACTATCCTTACGTGAAAAATCTTTAATGTTAGCCTTACCAATATCGAAAATATTTGAATTTTCATTATCTATTTCGCAATTAGGAACTATTCTCCAATTACAACTTGCAACTCTACCCCAATGGTCTGCAAGTCTAAAAATATCTACAGTTTTCTTATCAATAAGATATTCTGAACTTGATTTAGGACTTTGATGCCAATCGTATTTATCACTATTCTTCATAGCCGTCCATTTCTCATCAACAGTCTTGTAGTCATCTTCTTTAGACAAAATGCTCTTAAAATCTACATCTGTATCTAAATAATAATCGTCAATGGTTACTTCTGGAATAATCTCTTTGGCAGTTACATATTCAGGAATATTCTTTTTAATCACCAATAATAAATCCTCATTTTCCTTTAATATCGGTTGCAAATCATCAGTATCTATTTCCCTTTTACCAGCAAGCGCTTCTCTTTTTAGCTTTTATCATCCTTTATTTTGTCTTTTATTTCCCTTATTTCATCTGCAAAATCTCTTTGCTCTTTCATTATATTAGCAATGAATTCATCTTCTTTAACCTTATTTTGCCATGCGTAAGAAAAGAATGTATCATACTGCCGCGTTCCTCTTTCGTATTTACTAACAAGATTATCTTCAAACTCTCTCTTTAATTCATTGATTTTATTTTGATTATAATCTATTGTTAATTTTATGTTCTTGATTACAGTTGATGATGCAACTCGCTTATCTTTCTTATCCGTTACTTTTACCCACTCTCCCTTTCCGACCTTTTTATAATCACCATCGTTCCAATGTCTAATTTCACCGATAGCGGCAACACCCTTACTTAAATCACAATTAAATGATTTCTGTAAATTGGTAATGAATTTCTTTCTGTATGATTTGATGTCTTCTAACATTGCTAATAAAATTTGAACTATGTAACTACATAAATGTAAATTTGAAACCTGTTTCAGCAATATTGCGAGCCAAAGCTGCAAGCCACATACTTGAACAAATATCATCATGACTTCCTACGCTTTGCAGTCCATGGTCTGTAAAGGCTACTGAACCTAATTGATCAAAAATCATATCTTTCATTTTACGACTATTTTCATCGCCTATAGGGATATGTATTTGATTTCTTTCAAACATAATTGCGAGCGTTGGCCATCCCTTGCTCAAGTCATTCTTTTCTACTCCAGTGTTATGCGGCACGACAGGCATTCCATACTTATTAGCACCCTCAGAGAAAATCTGTTGGAAGACATTGCTCTCAAATACCATTACATTAGGTCTGAAGTGAACGTTGATACTCTTTAGCATTTGAAGCTGTTCTTCATAACTTTTTCCCTTACCTATCTGAATATTCAGAAGCCACATTCCATTATTCTCGTCTATTCCCCAAGTGGTATAACAATAATAGTCAGCTCCAACATTACTACTTATAGCAAAGTCGCAACCTACGACTACCTTATCAAATTTCTTGAAATAATCATCCCTACTTCTTACCAAGTTATAATTATCCATTCTGATAAGAGAGTTCTTCAATATAGACAATGGGAATATAGATGAATCAGAAACTATCGGACGACATAAATTCTCCCTACTGAAAATTATATTTCCTTGCGTTGCTCGCTTTTCCATAAGGTCTTTATAATTCCATCTTTGAGGCCAAAGAATTTTTCCATTAGGAAATATCGCAGGGTATTCAATCACAAACCAACCCTTCTTCGTTTTCAAATCTCCATACAGGTCTTGTGCGTGGAAAGGTGTGCCTACTGTGATTATTTGCCCCTTGGGGACGAGCATGTTCATAATCACTGAATGGAAATAGTCTATACTTTTCTGACGTTGCATAGAACTATATATTACATTATCCTTTAAGCCGTCATCTACAACAATATAATAGGGGTGAGCACCGCGTACTGAACTACCAAAACCCTTACCTGTAAGACGCGCTCCATTACGACACATTATGTTAGTACTTGCCCATGCCCCCTCATTCAAACTTTTAGGATAAAGTCTTTCCCTCAATATATCATTGCTTTCTATCGTACCTTTCAGTATTTCTATGAGGTCTACAGCCTGTTGTAGTGAGAATGAGAATAAGAACCCACGATTGGAATTACTTTTGGCAGGACGATTGGAAAACTGGTCTCTGACGTTATTCTTATACCTATACAACTGCCATGCTATATAGGCATTGGAGAAGTAAAAACTTTTTCCATGATCCCTGGCTGCCTCTATGCACAGCTTCTTATAGTGGTGTACTAAATCTCCCCACTCTATATGATGATATGAAAGTTGAAAATCTGGTAATACCGAAGTTATGAAATATGTAAGGTTGGCGCAACGCAACGTTTCCTCTATGCTCTGGGAAAGTCTTTCAGTATATTTTGGAGCAAAATCTATATCCTTATTGCCAGTGTAGATAACTGAAAAGACATCCTTTAGCATTCCGTCAATCATTGTATCTATATCGCTGCCGTTTCCCTGCATTATTTCTAATAACGCCTTTTCGTCCAATCCGTCTATTATTTCATCAAGAACTCTTAGACACTCCGCTTTATGAATTACGGATTGATTTATGCTACTGATAATCTCTCCATTATCATCGTATGATACCCCTGTTCCTGTTATCATTTATCCTCTCCTATTTTAATGCTATTCGTATAAAATACAAGCGACTATATAAGTACCAATCTAATACCATTATAGTCGCTTAGCATCGAAATAAACACACTATTACGTTAGAACTTAATAAGTTTATCTACATCAGTCTTTAATTGTATTACTTCATCAGCAATCTCATCTTCGGTCATTCCAAAGTTCGTTTTCAGAACCGCCTTATATTTTGATATTGCATTATTAAGTTTCTCACAGCACTCTATGATGTCAACCTTAGATGATGCCTTGCGCGTTTCCTTACCAAATAACATTCTGAACTCGTATGTAGCATTCTCTTTCGTAAACTCTACGTATCCGAATGCGCTTAAAAACTCAAGCAAATGATTGATATCAGAATAATCTTTAAGGGTAGTCATCTTACCAATCAACTGCTTATTCAAAACCCTCTTTTGAGCATCCTCTAATGGAGCATTATTAGTAAGAATATTCCAAAGCATTAAGGCTTGTTGCTCTGCCTGACTTCTATTCTTTGGGTTGCATAAAAATTCTGTAAGTCTTTCCGTTCCATTCTTCTTACTGCGAGTTGTTTCTACTCCGTTCTGTTCCAGATAATCATAAACCGACGCTGGATGAGTGAGAACCACCTTGCCGTTATTTTCTTCCTCTACAAGATGCTTGATTTTTTCAATCAATTCATCGTTTACGCAACCTACAATTACAGTTGTTTGCTCGTTGAGCGTTTTGCTATTATTTTCCATTGTTACAATTTTATCATCACTTTATAATTATATATGCTCACACAAATAATTGTTAAGCACCGCACTTGAATTCAAAAAACTTCTGTCCTCTTGCTCTTATTTCGTCATCGTCGTCTAAAACGCCACCTTTCTTACTTCTCAATTTTTTCATAAAGAAACGAAATAAATCTGCTGTTGCTTCTACATCGTTCATCGCTCCATGAGCATCCGTAAGACTAATCTTTGCTCTTTCGCAACACGTTGCAAGATTTAGTTTCTCTGTTCCCTCTATGCCCCAAGTTAACTTAGCCAGTGGAAATGTGTCTATGATATTAGGATAGATATAATCATAAAGATTTTTCTCTTCAAGATTAAAAGCGTATTCAAGCATCGCGTTATCAAAGGTTACATTATGACCTACTGGAATGAGGCGGCCAAATTCTTTCTTCTTAGAAGATGCGAAATGTGAACTCAAGAACTTCGTCAGAGTGTTTATGAAATCATGTAGTTTCATTCCCCTGTTTACATCCGACATAGATACCATCGTATGTTCTATTGCCTGACGTTCTATTACTAAATAATTGTAGGGTCTTATATAAGTTTCCCAACTGTCTATCTCCTTTAGGGTACGATAATCAAGAATGACGCAAGCGAATTGTGTTATTGGATTTTTCTTGGGGTTCAATCCTCCCGTTTCTGTGTCATATACAATATAATTACTTTTTATCATAATCTACTATAAAACTAAAATTCCTATTCTAATAACCCTGCGCATGGATTAAAAAGAATAGGAATTTATGATATGATGACTATTTTTCAATTTCGTCTTCTTTCTTGCCCTCTACAGGGATTTCACGTCCCTTATCGTTATCTTTATTATCCTTATCGTTATCGGGCATAAAACCACCGTTTCCATCGCTTTCTACGTCATTCTCGTCTTCTTTCTTAATAACTATACCGCTGACGCGAATAGCATTCATTCCATTGAGTTGATTTTTAACATCTGATAATGCTTTCTTAACTCCATCTGTTATTCCCTTTTGATAAGCCTTGTTGATTTTATTCTCTGCCTCCGTCTGATAGTTTTGAAAATCTTTAGTAATGGCTTGAATCATAGCATCCACTTCTTCTTGAGAGTAATTGCGCTTAACCTTGAAAAGATATGCTACCTCGTTAATGACTTGCTGAACTACCGCTGCGTTATCAACTTGTCCTCTCCTACGATATGTATGCTGAGAAAATAGAACGGCATTCCAAATAACGTTTCTCTGACGCTGATTAAAGATACGATTGAAAATAAATTTTTTAATACTCATAATATTTTACTTTATAGTTTTAATATTCTTCAATAACTCAAATTGAGTCCACTCTCCCGTCCATGGTAGCGTAAACTTACCATCCCTATCCTTTCGCATAACTCTTACAAAAGACATTCTAAATTCCTTATCAGTATATGGTTTAGCATCATTGAACTTGCTCTTATAATCTGGATTAGGACGTTGAACTTCAGGTTCTCTTACTTTCACAATCTCTCCGCTACGCCATGGTAATGAAATATCATTATTCCAAAACCATTTCTTTTCAGGTACGCTATTACATACCAAGAATTTTGGTAACTTCGATGTATTCGTTATTGCTTTCATATTCGCGATGTATTTATAAATGTTATATATCAATAATAACCTTGAATATAATAAAAAGCCTATGGAATTGAATTAACAACGCCATAGGCTCCAAACAATATTAATACATCATGAAATATAACTTTAATCGCTAACTTTCTTCACTGCAGAAGAAACCTGGAACTTGATTGTAGTGCTCTCCTTTACTTCAACATTCTCACCGTTGAAAGGATTGCGGCACGTGTGTGCTGGATTTACCTTTTGCTTGAAGATACCAACACCAGGGATTTGAACATCCTCACCGCCATCACGTACTTCTTCGATAATTACACTGGCGAACGCCTTAAGGGTTGCGTCTACTTCGTTTTGTTTCTGCTCAGTTTTTTCGCAGATTTTCTTAATCAATTCTAATTTATTCATATTCTTTAATTTTATAAAACGCTATAAGTAACCTTGAATGATTAAACCATAACTAAAGCTAAGAATGAAACGCCAATACAAATAACAGCTTCAGTTAAATAAATACGCCAATTGACATTAGGCATCTTACCTGTAATCTTCATAACTACTTCAAAAGCGGCTGTAATAATAGCAGAAACTAAAGCGCAGAAAACAACGCTGACAATGCTTCCGTTATCGCCATTTAACCAATTTGCAAATACCACTAAAATGTTAATAAGTAATGCAATAAATAAATTTAATAAATATTCTTTCATATTTTTTAATTAAAAATCCAA